AATGCTCCGCGTTCTGCTGGCTGCCCGTCCACTGGCTCGTCGGGTTCTTGTAGCGCAGCGGGATCACCAGGATCTCCGCCTCGAGCGCTGCAGCCATGACTCGCAGCGTCGCCCACCAGTCCTTCTCGACGGGCGTTGCGTTCTGCGCGGCCACAAAAAGAAAGCGCTTGGCGTCCTTCGGCAACGGTCTCTCGAATATCGTCAGCGGGTCGAGGATCTTGTGAGTCGGATCGTGGGCTGCGCGAAACGCGTCGAGACTGTTGCCGGTTGCCATTAGAGCATTCCTCTGAGCTTCGCAGCGAACGCCTTGGATCCGGTCCATACGCGCTTGCCGTGGCTGCGGCCGGCTGTGCGCGGGGTCGCTACGGAGAAATCAATGAACGCGTCGCGGAAGTTCGCGAAGTCGGAAAGCGATACACCGCAACGGCGGCAGAAGTCGACTTCGTATTCCCAGCTGTCCCCGAGCTCGGCAAGGCCGGCTTTAATCCGCGTCGGGATGATGAAAGTTTTGTCGTGCTGAGCGCGGAACGCGTCGAGCCCCTTGCCCTTCGGTTTGGCTGTTGACATAACTTACCTCCTGAAAGAGGAAGGGGGGCCTAAGCCCCCTTCGCTGCCTTGATTGCGGCCTCGAGCCGCGCTCTTGCGGCATCATCCAGTCCGGCCGCGTAGTCCACTTCTTCGTCGGTCAGAGTGCGCCCCTGCGCGTGCGCCTCGGTCAACAGAGCGGCGAACTCGCTCAGCTTGATGAGGTTGGCCAGCACGAGGCTCAGTGCGGTGAGTGCGTCCATTACTGTCTGCTCCGTAGGTATGCCTCGAGGGCCTGCAACCCGACGATGACCGCACCGAGGCGATCCTCGGCCTTGACGGGGTCGGTCAGTCGGATCTGCCGGGCGATGTCGATGCCGGCGCGGGTCGTGTCGGCCTGGGCCTGCACGTTCTCCGCGTCCTCCACCGTGATCTTCCCGGCGATCAGCAGGGTCGCCGCCGAGTCGCGCACTGCGGCCACGCTGGCGTATGCCGCGGCGGTGCGTTCCTCGAAGGTTTTCGGGGTCGGTACCCCGAAGGTCGAGCATGCCGCGAGCGCGAAGATCGCGAGCGCAGCGAGTGCTGAGTATTTGAAGTTGCGCATTGGGTTACTCCGGAACCTTCTGGCCGATCGGGGTCGTCGTGAACGCCCGCAGGATCAGGTTGCCGATGATCGTGATGACTTCGACCGAGCCAAGCAGCCCGTCGAGCATCGTGTTGATGGCGGTCTCGTCCGGCAGTTCCGCGTCGGGGAAGATTCCGCGCAGGACCAGGAGGCCCGCCATGATGACGTTGAAGATGACGGTCCGGTAGCCCTTGAGTACGGCGTACATTTCAGTTCTCCATTGGTTTCAAGAATAGGGATCGCTCTCGTTCGCGGCGCAGTGTAAGCCCGCGAAGCACCTTGCCGCCAGATTTGTTCCACCGGGGGAACTGCTCGGCAGCACCGGCATAGTCACCGGCATTCAACTTTCGCAGCATCGTGGAGGAAGCGAACGCTCCGCCACCGACGTTGAATACGAACGACACCAGCGCGTCGAACTGGTTCTGCGTCAGCGGGACTTTCACACGCGCGTTCACCGCGCGCTCCGCATCCCGGCAGTCCTCGCGGAGGAATTGCTCCGCCTCGAGATAAGTGCACGTGTCGCCCATCTTGACGCCGCGCGTGTGTCCCCAGCCGATCGTCGGGATGCCGGCGGGGCAGAGATATGCGCGCAGCCGCAGAGCCTCGAACACCTTGATGATCGTGAGCCCGGGGGCCGCTATCCGCTTCACGCGACGTCCTGTTTCCATTGTTCGAGCACGGCGACGCGTGCATGAATGTCGTGGACCCGCGAGTTGGTCTGGTTGACAACGTCCTTCATGGACGAGCCGCCGTTCGGCAGAACTTCGCGCAGAATCGTGTCGACTTTGGCGGCGAGCACATTGAATTTTTCGTCCTTCTCGGCGAGTGCTTTTTCCAGTGCGGCGCGGTCTGCTTTGCTGTCCCCAGCAAGCGTAACGAGCGTGTCGACGTTGCGCGCTACCCGATAGACCCTGCGTATGCCGTAACCGACTGCCATGATGACTGCACCTACCAACAGAATCGCTTTGAGGAAATACTCAATTGGAGCGAATTCGAGCGTCGACATTTCACAGATCCGTCCTTTGTTAGGCGCACTTTGCGACTACCGAGGCGTTGCGGAACACCTTGCCGAAGAAATTGAGCTTCACGCTGCCGCGATCGACTTGCGCCCACTCACCATCCACCACAGCGCCACAAGCGACGCCGAGCTTGACCTTGCCAGCCGTGAGGCTCGGCTTTCCGTTAATCAGCAGCCGGGCGGTCTGCGCGACCGTGACGATCGGCGCCTCCGGCTTGACGTTCACAGTGACCGACGCAGTCGCCGTTGCGGATGGCAGGACGATGGTGTTGGTCGCCACGTTGGAAAGGTCGCTGCGCACCCCCTCGGTGTTGTACGCCTTGACCGCGTAGAACCGCGGGCCGACCGGCAGGCTGGTGACGGTGTGGGACGTCGCGCTCTTGTTCGGGATGTTGACCGGTGTCGCGGTATCTAGGCCGGCGGCTGTCGCAGCTTGGTAAATCTCGAAGCCCGCCAGGCTGCCTCGGCCGGTCGCCGGGATAGCTGATCCATCTGTGTTGGTCGTCGGGATGGTCCAACTGGCGACGGCGGAGCCCGTCGAGGCGGAGCACACCAGCGTGAACTGTGTGTCCGCGCGAAGGTCGGCGATCACTTCCGTACCGCTCGTGGCCTTGACACCGGACCATCCGCCGCTCGCGGTGCACGCCGAGGACTCTGTCGAGACCCATGTCAGCGTGACGGCCATGGGGCTGATCCCCGAGGTCGGATTGCCTGACAGCGTGACGGTGGGGGCTGCATGCGCTGCGAATGGCACTGCGAGCAAGAGGGCCAGGATCGACGCAATAATCGGGCGCATGGGCGGTCTCCCGAGCGGGGTTATGGGCGCTCCCGATAAGTGTATCCTGTTAGAACATTGTTGTCACGATCACGCGCCCGTGCCCGCCATCTCCGCCACTTCCGCTGCGGGCGGCGCCGTTGCATACCCTCCGGATTATGCAAAGCAGGAGGGATTCATGCAGTCGGGTCGCCCCACGCTACCGCCCCCGATGGTAGGTACGAGAAACTGCCAGTCAGGTTGACAGAGAACAGCTGCGGGGTGCGCGGATGCGCGAGCCCGCTGCAGATGAGCGCGAACGTCCACGGCTCGTCATCCTTCCACGATGTAGTGTCCGACGTTGAGACCGATCCAGACGCGATCTCTGTGCCGTCCTTGTAGAACTTGATCGTCACCGTGCCGGCTGTCGTGAAGTCGATCAGCAGGCCGATTTTCTGCCCGGCAGTGACCGTGCCGTTGCCTGACAGGGAGCTTGTGGAACCGGCTCCGGGGGCACGGAAGGTATTATCTTCCGGTATGAAATCGCAGGAAGCGAGTTGCCCACCGGCGACGCCCATTGGCATCACGTAGATTCGGTAATCGTCTCCGGCGTCGATTGCCGTGAACTCGGCGTAGTACTTGCGGCGCGTCGAATCCCATACCGGATAGGCAGGTTGCGATGGAGCCAAGTGAGCAACGGAGCTGTTGGTCAGCCACTGCCCATTCTCTGCGCGGTCACCTCCGGCTGGAGCGTCGATCTCCGTGCCGTACGGTAACAGGACTGCGCTCTGCCCCCAAGGCGTCACGAATGCCGGGATGGTGTTCCCGGCGTAGTTCACGGCGACCGCTTTGTAGACTCTCCCGCCGGTCAGCAAGAAGCCGGAGTTGACCCACCCATAGCCCGGAGCACTCTTCATGTCGCCGCTCGCGGCATCACCGGCAAAGATCGCGCTCTCGTAGGTGTTCACGCGCACCGGCCAGCGATACCCGGCGCGGAATTGCACGGCTGTTACCAGCCAGTTCTCATTCGCAGCACCGGTAAATTCTAAGTCTCCAGTGGAGCCCTCGACGGCGCTGATCCTGACGTAGTGCGTGCCAGTCTCTTGCGCCTCGAAATGCAGCACCGGCTGCCCGCCCGCAACGCTAGGCACGCCTGACGTTGGATGCGTGACTGAGGACGCGTGCCAGAACGTCCCATGATCCGTGCTTGGGTCGATAAGCGCCCCAGCGTAGCCGTTCGTAACCACTCGTCCGCGCTCAACCGCTGATGGGTCGACGTAGCTGATCGCTACACTCTGGTTGGAGGCGGCGTAGTTCCAGTCGCTTCGCTGCGTCGCGAAAGAGAACGTGTACTTCTGCCCGGCAACCAGCGACACCGGGAACTCAAAGTAGTGGCGACCTGAGCCGAAGCTCGATGCGCTGAACTTTGCGAACAGGTTGTCGGTGCCGCCACGCGAAACGACGCCGCAGCCGAGGTTAGTCCAATTCGGATCTTCCAGAGATTGATCCGCGTTCTCGCGGATGATCCAGTTCTCGTCGTCGTATGCGGACGTGACCAGCCACCCGAAGTGCGCAGAGTGGTATGCCGCGCCAGTCCATGTCACGGTGGAATCGTATGCGTGCTCCAACTCGTCGAGAGGCCCGACCGGAATGGAGACGACCGGCTCCCCAGACCACTTCGCAAATTCGATGCGTGTGCGATACGAGAACAGGACGTGCTCGACTCGCTGCTTGCTGCCAACCGGGAACGCGTACAGCATGTGGCCGAGGCTGTTTGACGAGGTGCTTGCGTCCGCCGCGACCATGCCAGCGAGCGGGCACTGAGTGTTCGCTCCGCGATGCACGGTGACGTAGCTGCACATGTAGCCATTGGTCAGCTCAGCCTCCGCCACGTAGCTCGTGGCAGGATCGAGGTCGTCCGCCGTGGCGAACCGATAGAGGATCGCGTAGTCGTACCATGCCTCTTGGTTCGATTGATACTTCGGCGTTGCGTACGGCTTCCATCCGGCCGGAATGGTGATCGGATTGTGGCTCAAGCTGCTGTATGCGCCCGGGTGAATGTTGAACTGCCACACCATCAGGTCACCTACCTGCAGGCCGGGCAAGTGTGATTCAGGCGTCAGCGTGTTGGTCTGGCCGCAGCCAACGTCGAACGGAGTGCCGGGTGTCAGCCCGCCCGGGCCGGACATCACGAACGGCAAGAAAAACGTCGGCCACATTAAGCGACCCTCCTGAACCAGTCCACAATGCCCGTGAGTCCGTACGACCCGTTGCTCACGACGTGCCACCTGACGTGCCGTTCGCTATAAATGCCCCGGGCGCGTACGTGCTACCGATCTTGCGGAACCACTCGACTACACCAATGACGGGCTGCCCTGATCCAGCGCCGCAGACCGCAAACCCAACGCGATCAGCGGTGCCACCGAGGTGTGTCGTGCGTGACTCTGAGCGGAACGTGGCAAACGTCCCTTTGTGCCCGGAAATCGAGGCGCGAAAATAGATATTCGTGCCGTCATCCTCTATCTCAAGGTAGAGCCCCAACGGAGGTGTCGTAGTCGGAATCAGTGAGGCCACATAATTGGCCCCTGAGTTGTACGTTGCCCCCGTGGTGCGGCGCGCGCCGAAGTACCAGCTGCCGCCGTTCCATTCGCAGACAGATGAGACGCGCTTGTTGTCTGAGTCAGTGGCTACGAAAATCTCTATGCGAGCGTAGTTGGCTGGGTTGTCTAGCGCATCACCATCACTTCCTGCCGTGAAGATTCTCACCTTCGCTCGATACTTGTACGTCGAGCCAGCCTGCACCTGCGCGTACGCCTTCTCGTTCGCCGTGCCTGCTGCGTTCAGCTTGATGACGTACGCGCCATCGACCTGTTCCTCGGCCGCCACTGACCCGGCGCTCCAGTCAGCACCATAGGCCCACTTGGCCGTGTCGAGCGTCGTCCCCTCAAACTCGTCGTCCTCGGCCTCAGGCGTGGCCGGAGGTGCGTCAACGTGAGTCACGCCAACGCCACCAGATCCGCCGCTACCGCCACCGCCGCCTGTCTGCGGCCCGGCGACCCACGTCCCGGTCGCGCTGTCGTAAATCGGCACGTCCCCGTCGACCGCCGCGTACACGTCCACGTCGATCAGTCCGTCGAAAGTGGACGATCCACCGCCGCCCGTCGCGCTCACGATCGGGTTCGCCGGGTCGGTGCTGTCGACGGTCACGTTGGTGCCGGCGACGACACTTTGCACGACGCCGTCCGCGCCGGCCGGGCCCGTAGCGCCCGTGGCCCCGGTCGGGCCAGCCGGGCCCGTAGCGCCTGTTGCGCCGGTAGCACCCGTAGCGCCTGTTGCGCCGGTAGCACCTGTAGCGCCTGCTGGTCCGGCCGGACCCTCTGGCCCCTCCGGCAGGGTCAACGCGCCTGTCCCGGTGCCGGTGTAGTCCGGCAGCCAGGAGCACAGCCACAGGTTGAGTGACGGGTAATACTGGCACGACATCAGATCGACGGCGCCGGCCGCCGTGCTCAGCTGCGGGGTGAACCCGCCAACAAACGCGTACGCGTCGCCAAACGTGACCGTCCGGCTACCGACTTCGTCCTGCTGGAAGATGAAGTTGATGACCTGACCAGAGAAGCCGTTGATCGGGTTGCCAAGCAACAGGTTCTCGGTGAACGTCAGCGCGAACACGTTGGAGCGCCGGCAGTCGACCGGCACGACGCCGGAGACCGGCTGCAACGTCGCCACACTCGTGCCCTTGCCGGCGGAGTGTTGAGCGGGATGGCGGAGCCGGTCGTACGCGTACGCCGTCACGTCCGGGTTCATGACCTTGTCAAGCGCGATGCCGGCGTCGGCCTCCGCCCGGGTCGCGTACGGAATAGCGAACGGGTCGGTGTTCTCCTGCCCGCGATTCAGGAACAGCACCCGCTTGACGTTGTCCTCAAGCTGGTACTTTGTGCGGTTGACTGTTTTCTTCGCCACGGCTTACCCCGCCGGGCCGAGCCGGACGTTCCTAATCAATGGCTCTCCGGAGGGGTTCCGCGCTACGCCTCCGCCAGCCTCCATCGCGGCTTCGATTGCTGCCGCGTCGAAGTCCCCCTCGAAGATGCCCTTGTCGACTGCAGATTTCCACGAGTCCCATGCGGATTGCGTGAGCGATTGATCGTGGTCGAGAGGCATACCTTGACTCTGCGCGTATTCGAGCGCGTCCTTGATGTTTTGCACGTTGAGCCCCTTGCCCCTCTCTCCAGGCACAACGTCTACCTGCTGAATTCGGATGCGATCGCCAAACGGTTTGACGATGATCCTGCGCTTCTCGTCACCGAATCGGACCGCGCCCTCGGACAGCGTTTCCTCGATCGCGTTGAAGTCGGTCGGCAGTTCGCGCGCCGGGGCTTCCTCGACGGAGAGCTCGAGGTCGTCTCCGAGGTCGGGGAAAGGTTGCTTTTCTTTTCCGGACAGCGCCGCTATCTGATCCGGCGTCATATTGTCGTAGTCCGCCGGGCTGGGGCCCTCGCCGCCGCGCTGGAAGAAGTCGATCCATTCGTCGGCTTCGTCTTTCGCCAAGGCTTGACGCGCGCTGGTTTCCGGGGGCAACGGGCCGCGCGGGGGCGGACCCTCCGGCTCGACCATCGCGGCGCCAAGATCCTCGTCGCCCGGGGGCGGCAGCCGGCGCTGGCCGCGGCGCACCGTCGTATCGGTGACGTCCGCGTCCACAATATCGTCGCCGCCGCGCGGCGGCCGCTGGAACGGGCCGACGCCCGGCTCGAAGTCGCCCTCGCGCACCGGCACGGGCGCATCGAGCAACGGGTTGGTCGGAGGGGCCCCGAAATCGACTGTGAGGTCGTCTCCGAGGTCCGGGGCCGGGCGGGTGTACGGCTCGCGCACCCCCGGGCCCGACATCCCTGCGCCCGTCTCCGGGTCCAGCGGGCGGCCTCTGAGGTCGATCCCCAGCAAATCCTCGACGAGGTCGAGTGTGTCCTGGACCGTGCCGGGTTCGCCGCCTCCGCGGACGATCGAAGCGCTCGCCATGTCCGGGTCCGGGGCGAAGTCGAGCTCGCCCATCTGCCCTTCCGGCACGAGGTCGGCGGAGAGGTCGCCGCCGGCCGGCGCCACGCGGGGCGGATACGCCGCGAACTCGTCGCGCGACCCGGTCGTGCCCTGCGGGATGTCCGAGCCGCCCATGGGCGGAGTCTCCGCGGTGAGGTCGCCCGGGAATGCTTCGGCCGGCGGCAGCTGGTCGAAGTCGTCCGCCAAGCTGGTCGCCGTCAGGCCGGGCCCGCCGCCCGGGGCCGGCGGCATGACGTCGGCGCCGCCCGGCGCGTCGCCGGCCGGCGGGGTGTACTCCGCGAACGGCGAGCCCTCGACGGGCGTCGGCGCCGGGCGCGGGTCGTAGGTCGGGTCAGGTGCGCCAAACTTGTTCTGAAACCCCTCCTGCAGGATCCGCGGCCCTTGGCTGTGGCCGAAGTGACGACGGGCTGCAAGGTTGATCGAGTTGATGACGCCGACTTCGCTGGGGATCGGCAGCGATACGCCGGTCGCTGACTTCATGGTGGTGGGGAATTCCCTAGCGATCTCAGCGATGTCCGCGAGATACCCACTCAACGGGAACTTGTCTCCGATCCGCGCGAGGCGGAGGGCATCTACGTTCTGCCCATCCATCGCATCCTCGACGTTGTGGATCTTCGCCAACGCCGTGCGCGCGTCCTTCAAGCGCGGAACCAGCGACGGGTCGAGCACGCCGGCCTGGCGTTCGATCGCCGCCTCGAGCGCGTCGGCCGCCTGCCGGTACGCGGCCGCCTGCTGTTCCGCCTCCGGATCGCCAATCCGCTTGTAGAGCGTGCTGGCATCGCGGCGGTACTCGCGGATGGCGTCGAGCACCTTCTGCGTCGGCACGGGGCCGGCGGCTAACAGGCGCTCGCGCAGGAGCTCGACGTCGTTTGAATTCTTGAGCAACGGGTTCGTCCGGCGCGCTTCGCCAAGCGCCGTCAGCGCGGCGGTCAGATCATCGTCCGGATTGATGTTGCGCACCGAGCGCGCGACTTCGTTGAACACCGCATTGTGCGGGTTCTTCGCCAGCGCGAGCCCCTGCGGGGTGATCTCGCTGATGCCAAGTTCCTTCGCGGCGAACGAATTGGTGCGCTTCTGGCTGTCGATGATCGCCATGGGCCCCAAGTCTGGCCCGCCGAATGCCTCTCCGAAATATCCCGGCGTCGAGTATCCGGTGCTGAATTGGCCAGCCGGCGCGTGCGCTTGCGCGCGGCCGCGCACTTGGCTCGGCAGCAGCGGATAGCCGAGGCGGCGCGCTTTCTCCACCGCAGGGCCGTACTTCGGGGCGCCCGGCGGGAACGGCGCCTCGCCCACGGCGCGGCTGAGATTGCCGGCAGTGCCGGCCGCTCCGAGCGTCGGGGCAGCGCCGGCTACAATACCAGCCAAGGTCTGCGCCACGGGCCCATAGCCCTTGTTCTGCATATCCTGCACGGCGGTTGCCGCGGTCTGAGAGCCGAGCAACTGCCGGCCCGGCATATCCGCGAGGGTTTCGCCCACCTTGCGCGTTACGGGCCCCACAGCGTTGTCCGCGAGGTTTTTCGCGAGGCTGACGCCGCTCGCCGCGCCGCCGCCAAACTGGCCGAGCTTCGCGACGTATTCCTCATTCTGGTCCCGGGGCGCGAGCTCCGGCGGGCTGAGCAACCCTTCCTGCACGGTTTGGATCGGGCCGCGCACAGGGCGCCCGGTGATGATGCTGGCCGGCGCCGTGATAAGGGTCTCCGCCATGCGCGGGATGTCGAGCACGCCTTTCGCCACGTTGGTCATTGCGGCGCCCGCGGAGCGGACCCCCTCGCGCAGATCGAACGGACGCGCGTTGTGGCCGGCGGCGATCTTCGCGTTCGCCGCTTCGGTATCCGCCTGCGCCTTGTCCGCGACGGCGCGTTCCTCGCGCAGCATGGAGGACGGCTTCGCCGTACCAATGTCGAAGCCCTGCTTCTCAACAGGGCGCGCGGATGCGAGGTCGAAAGCCATTACTTCACTTCCTCTATTTCCCGGCCGTCTGGACTGACGTACGCCAGATTCCCCTGCGCATCTTCCAACAATTGCCAGCCCTTGTCATTCACCAGCGGGAGCTCCTGCCCCTTCGGGTTCGGCGGCAGCACTTCCTGACCGCCGAGCGTGCGCTCCGGGCCGGCGGGTTCCGGAGCCGCGCCGCGCTTCTCCTGGATCAGTTGGCGAAGCGTGACGTTCGGGTTCTGCGCTTGCGCGGCCTCGAGCGCGATGACGTCGCGCGGAGTGTACGGCACTGAGCGCTGAGCGTTCGTGATCGTCTCCTGCGCCCATGCCTTCGCTTCGTCAGGCATATTCTGGTTGAGCGACAAGATCGTTCCGACCGCGTTCTCAAGCGACTGCCGGATGATCGCCAGTTTGTACATTTTGTCCGCGACGGTATCTTCCGGGCGGAACTGCAACGTGTCGAATTGCTCGGCCATGCCCTGTGTGCCCTGCATACCCATCTGCTCGAGGGTGCGGATCTGGACGCTCAAGTTGCCGATACTCTGGTTGTAGCGCCGCACTTCCTGCGGGGAAAGCGAGAGCTTCATGCTGCCGGCGACTGCGTCCATGACTGTCGAGCCCGGAGTAGCACCCAAGCCAATGCCGAGGCGGCCGAGCGATGCCCCGGACGGCATGTCGACGATGTTCCCCAAGTCGGCCGCCGTGTTGCGGGCCGCGTTGAAGATTCGACCGACCACTGCGCGCTCGCGCACGCCCATGGCCGGACCGACGTTCGGGTCGGCCGAGCCGCCCACCACCGGGACCACTTCCGGGTTGTCAGCGCCCGGCGAGCGCGTCGGGTCGAAGTTCGGATTGACCTTGTACTTCGGCGGCTCTTTGCCAAGCCCGCCTGCGCCGCCCGACCCGGAGACCGTCGTGTAGTCCGGGTCGCCAGCCTGCGTCCGGCGGAGCTCCGCCGTCGCCTGCTGCGTGTCGATCATGGCTTCGCCCAAGTCGTTCGCGACCGGCGCCTGGCCCGGGCGACGCAAGTCGCTGACCATGTTGCCCTCGATCTCGTACGGGCTGAGCACCTTGCCCTGCACGCCTTGGCCGGCAAGGAAGCGCATCCCCGGGCCCGCGGCGGGATCGGCCAACGTGTCGCGGAAGTTCATTTCCTGCCCGGTCTCGAGACCGGACATGGTCGAGTTGAAGTCCGAGCCGAGCTCGCCAAGCACCGTGTTGGCGGCGAGGTCGACTTGCTCCGGCGGCAGCATCCCCGACTTGGCCAGCGATTCGCGGAACTGTTCCTGCGCGCGGTTCTTCGCCTCGAGCGAGACGTTCTCCAGCTGGCGCTTACGGGCCATGCCGAGGGCGCTCTCAGTCTGCGCCGTGCGCAGCCTGCCCTGCTCGAATGCTCCGACGCGGTCAATCCCGCCGCCGAGCACGCTGCCGAAAGTCTCCCAGCCGGAAGTTGCCATTGTCGCTCCGTCAGCCGCCGAAGGGCCGCGTCCGATCGGTAAAGTTGTAGGTGCGCCGCGGAGTCAGCCCGGCCGACACGGGCTGCGCCGTCACGTCGATCTCGCTGAGCCCGGCCATGGGGTCCATGTTGCCGGCGTACGTCACCATGCCAGAGCCGGCGCCTTTGGCCACTTGGCCTGCCGCGTCGACCCAAGGGTTGCGCTGCGTGTTCGCCATGCGGAGCCGACTCAGGAAGTCGCTGCCCTGTGCCTCGCGCGCCGTGCCCGCCACGTCCGAGCCCGCCCGGTTGAGCGAGAAACCTTCATTGCGGCGCTGCTCGCCCGCGGCCTGCAGCCGCGAGAGGATCGACGCCACCTTCTGCCCGTAGTTCTGGACGCCAGCCTGAGACGCAGCGGTGTCTTGCCCGTAGCGCTGCGAGCCGACCGTGGGCGTGCCCTGCGCCTCGTCGCGGGAGGCGCGAAGCTGCTGCATGAACTGATCCATGGACTGCTGGCGCTCGTCCTCCGGGCTCGAGCCCTCCAGGTTGCTGACTTCATCCGACAGGCGCGCGTCAATCTCGCGCTGCTTCGCCTGCTGCGCCTTGATGCCCTGCACCGCGACGCGCCCCTGATCGTCGGCGGTTTTCTTTGTGTTGTAGGCTTGCGCGCCGGCACCGGCAGCCGCGAGGGCGGAGCCAATGTATGCGATGGTGGTTGCTTCGAGTCCCATGGCTATGCTCCGAATGCGCTCTTGCCGTAGATACTGTTCATCATGGCTTTTTCGCCGCGGCGGCGCTCGGCGGCTTCCGCCTGCTGCTTGTAAAGGGCTGACGTCGTGCCAAACATTTCACCGAGCCCATCCGCGAGAGCGCGGCCGCTCGTGGTCTGCGCGTTGGCCTGCATCGCGGAGCCGGCGCGCTGCGCCGCCGTCGTCGCGTCGAGACCGCTGCGGACCATCTGCAGGATACCCATGCGCGAGGCTTCGTCCTGCGACTTCAAATCGCCAAGAGCGCTCTGCGAACGGTTCTCGGCGTTGAGGACGCCTTCGGTGTATTCCTCGCCCAGCGTCTTGTTCGCGTCGACCGCGGCGCTGCCGCCGGTTAACCCGCCCCGGGCCATGGAGAATTTCAGGTTGCGATCCGCGATGGCTTTCTGGCGGTTCGCCTGCGTCATGTACTGATCGCGGAGAGCCTGCAGGAAGTCGTTTTGCTGAGCCTGCCGTTCCGGGGAGTCGAACACAGCATTGACGCGGCCGGTCGCCTCGGTCATTGCTGCCTGACGCTCCGCTTCCGCGCGCGTCGCCCGTTTCTCTGCTCGTTTTGCGTAATTACTGGCGCCCATCGGGGACCCTCGATCTGGAGAACATGAGAGCGTTTTCGCCGTTGACGCCGTAGCCCTCGAGCGTCCCCTCCAGCTTCAACCCAAGCGGTCGGTACCAACGGTGCGCGTTGACCCGACTTGCCAGTGAGACGCATTGTAGCCTATGCGCCGCCTCCTGCAACATGAAGTCCATGACGCGCCTCGATAATCTGGTCACGGGGCGCCAGTAGCGCTCCCATGCGACCGGCGTCGAGAACATCCAGTCCTGCCAAACCCCGTCGCGGATCATGTCAAATCCGGCTACGACGATCGGCTCCCCGTCCGCGATGATTACCCAGGACGGGCCGCCGCGCAGATAGAACGCGGCCGCGGCGCGATCCGGGTCGTACTTCTCGCCGGAGAACGCCTCGAATTGCTCGCGCTCGTCGTCCGGCATCCGGTGCGCGACCATGATGAACTCGACCAGCTGCGGGTTGCGGTAAATCTTGACCGTCACGTCCCGGGCCTCCGGTCGGTCACGTAGAGCACCGAGGCGAACCACTCCCATGCCTGACCGCCCGCGAAGATGAGGCGCATATCGAACGATGGCGCGGACACCGGGATCGGCACAAGCTGGCCCGGGAGCGTGTCCGGATCCATCGTGTACTCAGCCGTGCGCGCGGTGATGTCGCGCTGGTCGTAGCCTATGCTCACGGTGACGCCTTCCGGCGCGTCGGCCACGAGGTCGAAGCCGACGAATTGCTTGGTGACGCCGAGCGTGCCGAAGTCCAGATGCGGCCAGTGAACCGTCCCCTCGAATTCCGTACCGTATCCGGAAACGTCGTCGTCGTGCAGCACGAGGTCGGTCACGCGCCATATCTTGTGCGTCTCCGTTCTCAGGATGAGGTCGTTGTCCAACAGCGTCGTGTCGGTGATCGCTTCGGGGAACACGTACCGGCTCCACTTGCCGGTCTTGCCCTCATTCAGCGTCAGGACGAAAGCCTCGTCCCCGAAGAACACCCAAAACTGACCGTAAGCCGGGAAGAACGCGGAGTGCGGCTGGTAGAGCGCGGCGCGGATCTTCGGCTGCACCAGCGCGTCGATCGGCTCTCCGGTCGATCCAGCCTGTAGATTCGTGCTCGCCCCGGCGATCGCGATGTTGCGCACGCCGACAGCGTTGAGGAACACGAGGTCGTTCTGCAACGGCTTGACGGCGCGCGGCTCGGTGCTGCCGATCGGGGCCGCGTCCAGCAGCGCCATGTTCTGCGGGTCCTGATCGACTTGCCACATTTGGAAGCCGGCGGAGTTGAACGCCACGAGGTTGCCGCGGTACAGCCCCATGGCCAGCACCGGGTTCGCGCCATGCGTTTGCAGCCCGAAGGGCAGATACCCCGCGTCGTCCGCTGTCGACCAGTCGAGCGGGTCGACCGTCGCGGAGTACGAAATGATGTCCTCGTCGGCGGCGAACACCTTGGAGGCCGCGATGGCGACGATCTTCGAGTTGGGGCAGCGCGTATCCTTCACGCGGCGCGAGGCGGCGATCCAGACGATCGACCCGTCGAGCACAGACCCGCCTACTTCTGTCGGCCAAGTCGGTTCGGTCAGGCCGGATTTAAGCTGCGGGACGGCTTCCCACGTCACTGACGATCCGTAAACCGCCTGCCACGTCACCGTGCCGTCGACGACTGTCCCGTCCGCCGTAGTCGGCCACACCGGCTCAGTCGCAGCGCTCGTGCCGACCCCGCTCTGCACAGCGGTGTAGATGAAAGACGTGTAGTTGGCACGATAGACGTGGTTCCACTGGAACGCGTCGACGTGCAGTTTTTTCTGCGTGCTGTTGTAGCCGGTCACACCGACGCGAACGAAAGCGGCGGTCGGCGGAGCCGTGCCCGAGACGGTCGAGGTTTTCCAGTCCTTGTTTTCCTCGTTCCCGCCTCCGGTGATCGCGTTGCCGTCGTCGATTCGGATTGACGCAAGCGCCGCGTCGAGCCATTCCAGCTGCACTTGCGCGGCCGCGCGACCTTGTTCGGCGCGACCATGCAGCACGCGGCACGTCACCGTTATGATCTGCCCCGGTAGCACCGGAGAGGGGGTGTCACTGTAGAGCCTCGAGTAGACCGCGCCGTCCCCGGTGTAAAGCAAGCGCGCGGAGTAGGACCCGTTGAACACTTTGCCGTCGTTCGTGCCGATCGACCATGCGGCGCCCTTCGTCCAGTTGACGTCGCCGTCGTCGAAATTCTGGTTCGGGATGGTCTGCGCGGTCGCGACAGGAACGGTAGCCCGGGTGACTTGCGCACCGGGCGAGTAAGCGGTCAGCGGTTGCCAAACTGGATTGGTCATGGCTCGTTGTAGTCGATCGTGCCGGCGTTGGGCCCGGTGACGCCACCGCTATTGTAGCGATCGTCCGTAGACCCGCCACCATCGGTAGGGGAAAGAGGGGCCGAAGTTGTGGGCGGCGCGCTGCCGTCGATCGTCGTTTCATCCTCGATCGTCGTATCGACGCGTTCGATGACCGTGAGTCCTTCCTCTGTCGGCCAAGTCGGCTCGACCGTGCCAGAGCGCGGGTTCGGCCCGTCAGTGTCGATGCACTCGTAGTAGAACCCGTTGGCCACGGTCGGCTCGACGCGGCTCGGCTCGGTGTAGTACGCATCGCCAGCGGTGCGCAGCGCGTCCGCTTCCCATGCCGGGTACGGGTCGCCGTAGCGCGTCGCCTGGTAGACAAAGCCGTTCGGGACGGTCGGCTCGACCAGTGCGCCGGCCGCGTAGGCGGTCTCCGCCGCCCACGTCGACCCCGCCGGCTGCAGCCAGTAGTGGTACGTCGATTCGTCCGCGAATTCTGCCACTATGTAGAGCCCACCCAGGAACGGCTCGGCAAAGTGAATCTTCTCGAGCGCGGCGAGCGGATTGTCGGCCGCGTAGAGCAACGGATCGTCGTAATACGGCGAATCCGGCGGATCCGGGTGCGCGACGACCGCGAGCAAAAACCCGTCCGGCACGGCGACCTGCTTGTGGCAGAACGTGTAGAGGCTGCCGTCGAATGTGCAAATTCCGCGTGTGAGCGGATCGAGCGTCGCCATGCGGACGGTGCCGGGCCGCACCTTGACGGTGCCGGCTTCGGTCACGTAGCCGTTGACCAGATCGTAGAGGTTGTCGGCTCGAGCGCCGCCCTTCGTGCGCAAGCGGTTGATGCCGCCCTTGATGGTGGTGAGCGGAGCGGCGCGCATCAGGGGTCGAGCCCCGTGAACACGGGACGGGTCTGCGTCGGCGCAGGCTCAGTGCCCGGGATGTACCGCGCTGTGCCGTGCGATGCAGCCACGAGCTCGCGCAAATAGGTCTGCGCCTGCGAGGCGACGTCGCCCGCGTCAGGGTGCCCGTAGTGATTCTTCGCGTTAGCCAGCGCCCACAGGAATACGAGCTCGCTGTCGAGCGTGCAGGGGTCGGTGTCCTCGGTGAATCGCATGAGCCCGAAGTGGCCCTTGATGCGCAGCGTGTAGGCGGCATCCGGCGCCGGGAATACTTCGATGCACTGCCGCACTTCGTAGCGCGCCGGCAGCCCGTTGTATTCCACGCTGGTATAGAACTCCGGCGGGATGCCCTTGCCGAGCGGCAGCCACGCGCCATTCGAGTCCTCGACGCCCACCCAGGACAGCTTGTAGGCGTCGAGCTTTTTCACGCAGTCGTCGATGTTGTCGCGCACGCCGTAGAAGCGCTCGCCCACCGTCATCGTCCAACGGTAGATCCGTTCTGTCTGCAGCGCGCGATACCGGCGGTACAGGAATTGCTGGCCGCGGCGGAGGAAGTTGTCGAGAAGTGCCGACATCCCGGGCGGCGGGTTCGCGGCCTGTGCCGCGTAGCCAAGGCGCTCGAGCAATGAGATTCGGAGCTCGGCAAGGGTCTCGTTATCGTAGAACCCGTCGTCGCAGCTGCAGTTGAAATTCGGCATGGCTCAGCCCCTCCCTCCTGAAAAGAGGGCGAGCCCCGCACAGGGCTCGCCCCCGGCATGACTGCGCGCAGGAGGGGACACGCAGCCGACCACTGGTTACTCCGTAAGTTCGACAGCTTCGCCGTCGATCACCGAAGCATCATCGTACAGCCCCTTGAGCGGGTCGTCGCCGGCATCGTACTCCGGCGTCTTGATCGGCGCAGCCCGGGCGACAGCACGAGCCTTGTCGATCTCCTTCGCGAGCTCCGCGATCCCCCGATCGCCCTCACCGTAGACCAGCGACACGTAGGTCCGGCCGCCGTCGCCCTCGAACTTGTATTTCGCCGCGAGGCGATCGTACTCAGCGGCCGGATCCGGCAGCTGGCGGTTCACAGGCGTCTCGCCGATCACGGCGACATGCGAGTTCCCGTTGGCGGCTGCCATGACGGCAACCTCCCACGGGGCCATGTCGAGCGTGAGCTTGGTCGTCTCCGACCGGTCAAGGGTCACGCGACTGTACTTGAACATGAGAAAACCCTCCTGGGGTTCGGACGTGGAAAGATCAGTTACCCAGCAGCCACACCGGGTCGCTCGCAGCGCTCGTGCGGATGTACTGGTATGTCGGCGTCACCGACTGCACGCTGCCGGCGGTGCCGGCCGCGGCCAGCGTCGCCAGCGTGACGGGGCTCGTGAAAGCCGCGTCGACCGAGCCCTGCAGGACCCGCTGCTCGGCGGCCGTGTTGATCGCGACGACCGTGTAGTTCGGCAGGAACGGCGCGGTCTGCGCGTTGAGGTCGATCGCCGTGTTGTTGACTTCGAGAACTCGCATTGTCTTGTCTCCGAAAAGGTGTTCGTGGCCGGTTGGGGCGGGGTGTTACCCCCGCCCCACTCGGATCAGTAGATCGACAGAACGGCGTGCGCGTTGCGCTTGTTGGTCGTCAGCGCGGCCCGCGACGTGAGCGCCCAATAGTGGACGTACCGGTCGTAGACGCGAGGCGGCTTGCGCGACACCATCCAGTGACCCTTGATCGGGCGCAGCTTGATGTGCTTCGTATTGATGAAGTAGCAGCGCTTCGCCCACTCCGTTGCCGGGCTGTCCGCCGTGTCGAGGTCGTCGAACACCGGATCCCACACCAGTTCCACACCCTTGAAGTACACGCCGTCGACCGACGCGTCCACTGCGGTGTTGCCGCGGCCGGTCGTGTTCAAACGACGGTTCACGGTGTCGCTGGCGTCCTGACGGTACGCGTCGAGGAAGTCCGAGCCGACCAGGATGAAGTCCGGCTTTTGGCCGCCGCGACGGGTGCACTCGCGCCACGCGATTTCCATGCGGTCGACCAGGTTGCCCGACGTCGCCGTGGAAATGTTGAGGTCGGCGTAGTTCCTCCACCAGGCATACGTCTGCTGGTTGAGGGTACCGATCGTGGCCGACGCGCTCGGGGTGAGCGAAATCAGCGAGTCGAGGCCCGGGATGTCCGTCGCCGAGGCCGAACCGTCGCGGTGCAGCATCAGGTCGAAGTTTTCCTCGAAGCCGAGCTTCAGCGTCTCCATGTTCTCGGTCAGGAGGTTCGTCAGCTGGAACTTCTCGGCGTCCGACGCGACGGCATTCTTGTCGTCGGTCAGGGTGATGCCGTTCTGCACGAGCTCGTCCTCGTTCAGGCCGAAACCGTCGTGGAACGCGCCGTAGCTGAACTTCGCCTGCTCGAGCGTGCGCTTCCGGTTGTAGGAAACCGTGCTGTCGCCGAAGAAGGACTGGAAGTTGCTGTCGTTCGCGTAGCGCAGCTGCTCGACGACGTACTGGAGGCCGCCGCCGTAAGGCGTCTTGCCGGCCAGCAACTTCTTGAGAAGCGGGCGCTCGGTGTTGATCTGGTCGATCGGGTCGTTCTTGAGGTAGTAGTCGAGAACGTGCTTGCCAGCATAGGCCAGCTGTTCGGTATTGAAAGGCATGGATGTCTCCAAAGCAAAAGGGTTGTTACCGTTTGCCAGGGAGCAACGAGCCCGTGGAACTTTTGCCGGATGCGAACCCGGTCACTCTTGCGAGTAGGGGTACTCCCCTCGGCGCAGTTGCTTACGGACTGGATGAAATCACAGTGCCCGGGTCGCTGTCAACTATCTCGATCTCCCCTTCGCGCAGATGGTGCCCGGCTTCAAATGCGCTGATGGCAAACACCTTGCCGGCGGGGACCGTCGCTCGAGCGTCGAAGCGCAGCCCGAAGTCGCGCAGCGCCCGTGCCGTGTAGACCTTCATGTCCCGGTACTGCTGCAGCGCGGGAGGGATATGGGCAACGGGAAAGGTCTCCGCCGGGTCGTATTTCGGGAACGCGCGGATGAAAGCGCGGTCGACGAACCGGATGCTCGAGGCGGCAAGTTTCTCTGCCAGGCGCTTGTATTTCAGCTGCCAGTGCGACTCGAGCCGCCCCCGGCTGACGTTCTTCGCGTCCGGGTCGTGGAAGTAGGTCCCGTTCTGGTAGCAGTCGAAGCCCACAGCGATGACAGGCGCGCAGCCGAGCAACACGCCCAGCCCCAGCGCCATCTGCCCGCTGTTGCCCTGAATCGGCCACTGCGGCGCGCGGTAGTCGGCCCAATGCTGTCTCGAGACGATCGGCGCACCGAGCGGCCGCAGCAACGCCTCCATGCTCTCGCGCGTCTCGGTGTGCGTGTGATCCTTGCAGAAAATGTAGTCGGGCTGCAGCCCCAGCTTCGGCGCGTGCCCGTTCGCGGAAATGATGACGGCGCGCGTGACGACTAGCCGCGGGAGCGACGATATTTGAGACGGCGCGCTGGGGCCTCCGCCGATAATGATGGCAGGACGGTCGGCGTGTCTGAGATAGAGGTCAACAACCGAAGCGGGTAGTGATCTTTGATCCACGGCGACATCCCCTGCGTGCGCGGCTCCCATGGCTTGAATTCTCCTGCGAATACGACGACTCGAGCGTTCTCGGGTAGCGAACCATCGCGGAGTGGCGTCACCGGAGAGGCAATCGGACCCGCCGGCTTCGGCTGACCGTTGCGCGGGACGACGACGTTGAGCCGCGCGAGTCGACGATGGCGATACGGCGGCACGAGATTCAGGTACGCGTACACGCCATGGTTGTAGTCCCAAACGGCAGCGTTCGGCGCCAGCTTGTACCGTATCCATGCCTGATCCGAGCCGCGCATCCGCGCTGCCGTCGTGAGCTTCGGAGACTCGACCGGGTCGAAGTCGTCCCACACTTCCTGGTGGAACCCGGCAGTCTGCAGAAACATCGAGCCGTTGTAGTGGTCGTCGCCGCGCGCGTCGTAAATGACGAACCCCTCCGGCCGCTGCCAGAGCGGAGCGACGTCGTCCACCATGACCATGTCGAGGTCGAGCGACACGTAGCGCGGCCCGAAGATCGCAGCCATTTCGCGCGAGAACAGCTTGAGCCGCGGGTAGCAGTTCGGTCGCGACGTCGGGTGCGACGGGTTCACGAGGTTGAAGTGATCCGGCCACAGCGGCACGTACTCGATGCCATCCGCGAGCCCTTCCGGGTCGTCGGTGACGCAGAAAAAGCGGTGCGGATGGTTGTAGTAGCGCGCCGTCATCGCGGCCAGCGCGTTGACGTGCTCCGACGTGTACGTGGTCCGGTAGTCCGGGCGCCGGTACTTGAACGTGATTACCGAAATCACTTGTATAGCTCCGGGTACAGCGCGCGACGCGCGAGCGCTTCGACAACCGCGGTTTCAAAGCAGTGATTCGGCTCGTGCGGATGCAGCCAGTCGATGAATTGCTCGAGGCGCCGCACCCAGCGGACGTGTGCGTTGCGCCCGGTCCAGCCGGAAATCGTCTCGCGAGGCAACACGCCCCATGGCGCGAACAGGATGGCGCAGCACAGCATGTTCCACGAGATGCGGATCGGGCGTGCCCACGCCCATATCAGCCAGAAGATTTTGCCCATACCCCGGCCTCGTATTCGTCGAGCATCAGTTCCCACATATCGCGCCAACGGTACGGGTGCTCGAGCGGACCGACGAACGGGGCGTCGTCGCACGTTCCGGGCGAGGGCCAAGGCCAGCCGAGGCTTGTTTCAAGCAAGTAGAGGCTGCCATCGCGCTGGTCGTGCAGGATGTCGAGGGCGCACCACTTTGTTGCGATCGAAACAAAGATTGTGTCAGCGAACGCGAGGATCGCCTGCACGAGCGCGCTGTCGTAATCCACGACGGGCTCGACATTGCCTGTCTCAGCGGTGCCGGCCGCTCCGTTGTAGCGCTTGAACATCGCCCGACCGCGGCCGACGATATTCACGCGCCACGTGCAGTCGTGCGGGATGTAGTCCTGGAACAGCACGTAACCGCGCTGGCGCGAGGTCGCGCCGCGACTGCCGTGGCCCCCGGCGCAGTGATCGACGATGATGCCCTTGCTGAATAGATCGCGGACGTGCGCCTTTTGGTCGCCGCGGTTGCGCAGGATGCGGACGTTCTTCGAGCTCGCGCCGACGTCGGCTTTCGACACGAGGATGTCCGGAGCACGCGTCTCGAGGAAGTACATGGCGGCATCGCGGTTATCGAAGCGCCACGTTTTCGGCATCCACTTGCCACAGCGCCAGAACTGCGCGCTCTTGTCGTCGTAATTCTCGACTTGCGCGAAGTCCTGCACCATCGTCAGGTGCTCGGCCATCTCGAGGTAGTCGAGATGGTTCTGCTGCAGGATTGTCGGAATGGCATGGGGCCGAATGAAACCGAGGCCGCGGAGTTTGGCTTCGCGGCCTCGTTTGATGCGCTCGACTTCGTAGCCGCGGCGCCGGGCAGCCTCCATGGATGGGGCGAACCAGTTACCCCGCTCGTCGAGTATCGTGTATTGCTTCATCTCCGGCCCCCATAGCGCGCCGCGTACCACTTCGCGATCGGCGCGTTGCTGAAATCTGCCTCGAAGCGCTGCCCTTGCTCGAGCCAGATGGCGTGCTCCGCCAACAGGGCACGCTTCTCGCTCTTTTTACGGTAGCGTCCCGGCCGCTTGGTACGCGGCTTTTCCTCCGTTGTCATCTCCCTGCCGCAGCGAGCCCCATCTCCAATGCTTCTGCTGCGCTCTTGGGCGCCGGGGCGGCACTGCCCGCCGGGTTCGACGCGCGGAGCGGGGTGTTCCCGCCCCCGCCCGGAAGTTTCGCGCCTGGGTTGATTGCAGGGTATGGAGGCGGAACCGGTCGGGCGGGGGCGGGTAACGCATCGTAGGCGCGCTTGAAAGTCGCCGCCCACTGGTTAGGAGGAATCGTAGCGAACACCGGTTTCAAAGTGTTCACCAGAATCTTGCGCTTCGCCTCATATCCGGTCGGATCCGCTGCCTGCAACTGCTTGCCAAGCGCGGTCAAATCTGCCTTGCCTTGATTCACGGCGCGGAGGTTCTGCTGCGTGACTTGCTCGTTTTGCTGCTGGCGCTGGCCGAGGCGCTGCGCCTCTTGCGCGGCGGCGCGCGCCGCTGCGATTTCCTGCGCGCGCTCCGGCGACAGGCGCCCCGTCGAGACTTCTTCGATCAGGTCGTTGTGCCCCTCGAGCATGTTGACGCCGGGCACCGGCTTGCCGAGGCGACGCGCCATGACGGCGATCTCCTGCTGCATGAACGCGAGCGCCTGCTCCTGGTCATGGCGATTCGGGCTGTTCACGAGGCGCAGGTATTCGAGCGCCTGCCCGTACTGCTCCGGGTTCGCTTTCGTCTCGAGAATCGCGCCCATGATCTCGCGATGCTCGGTCTCGACGCGCTGCAGCGCCTGGTCCTTTTCCTTGACCATGCCGACCAGCGTCGTGATCCGTTCCTTCGTCTCGCGCTTGAGCGCGTTCGGGAGCGGGTCGTTCAGCGGGTCCAGGGCTTTGGGCTGCGCCGCAGGATCGCCTTCGGCTTTCGGCGGCTCGACCGGCTTGGCTGCATCGGCAGCAGCCTTTGCAGCGTCAGAATCGCCATCAGCTGCAGCACCTTCGCCATCATCCGCAGCTGGTCCATCGGCAGCAGCTGCCTCTCCACCAGCCACCGGGTTTCCATCCGGCGCAGATCCAGCATCAGGCGCTGGGCTGTCGTCTCCAGTCGATTCATTGGTCGGCTCCGGAGTTGGGGCCGGAGCCGCGCTCGCCTCGGCGATACCAGCGTCAACGGCGGCCAATAGGCTTGTCTCGTCGGGGGGCATGTTCCTCTCCTGTCAGCGCGTCAGATGCTTGATCGCCCACATGACGGCTTCTTCGGTTTTTGTCTTGGCCAGCGAAAGCTCGCGGCTCGCACCCATACTTTCGATCAGGTCATGGAGCTCGAGCCCCTTGTCCTTGATCGCTTGCATCTGCGTCTTTTCCGCATCGCTGAGAACGCGGTACGCATGGCGCATCACGTTGTTGACAGTGCGATCGTCGCTGGTCGAGTTTACAGTCGTCATGTGTCCTCTCCTGTTACTGAATCATCGTCAAATCGGGCGGCGCGAGCTCCGGTGCCTGCATTTCGGGGTTCACCGGCTGCCCGGCGAAATCCGCCTTGGGCCCGGCCGGCGGGATGCCGCCCGGGGCGCCCGTCACGGGATCAACCGGACCGCCGGCCATAGGAGCGCCGGTAACGGGGTCGACCGCGCCCGGGGCGCCCGGCATGGCGGGCGGTTTCTGCGGGGGCTGCGGAATGAACCGCGTGACGTCGCTGTCGTCGCCCATTCGCGTGAGGGTTTCCTGCAGCAAGGCGATGAGCGCGTCGGCCATGCCCTGATCGCCGATCATCAGCGCTTCGCGAATCTGCAGCATGGAGTCCTTGATAAGCGGCATGACGACGCCCCATGCGTCGCGGTCGCCGCTCGACTTCGGCTTGCCCGTGGTGCCAGCTTCGATCGTAACCTCGACCATCGTCAGCAAGTCGTCGATCGACATGCCGTGCGGCCAGAAAGCCTTGGCGCCCGCGATCCGCTCGGCGTCCTTCATGTCGAGCGCCTGCAGCGCGAGTTCGCCCGTGTAGTGCGCGAGCTCGGTCAGCATTGTTTCGAGGACGTCACGATCCGCCGTCGTCCGTGAAGCGAAACCACTTTGCTGAATCTCGGCCTCGGTTGCAGTTTTCGGCGCCGTCGATGACTGCTGTAGGGCTTCTTGTACGCCACTGATGCGCTCCATGTCTGCGAGGATCGGCGCGGTGTCGAACAGCCGCATGTCGCCGATCGCGATGGGTTTCTCGGAGAACAGGTCGCGCATCGGCTTGTCGTGCGTGACCGGCTTCAAGCCGATCAGTTCCTGGTGCACGCTGCTCGAGAGTTTCTTCGCCTCGGTCTCATCGAGCTCCGTCGAGTTGAAAACGACACCCGGTACCGCCCGCTGGCGGGTCAAACGCAGGCTCGAGCGAGTAGCAGCGTACTCATCCTGCAACTTCATCAGCCGCCATGTCAGCGACTGCGGATGGCGCGCACCATCTACCGGGTAAAAAGCGATCTGGAAGTACGGGTAGAACCGGGTCGAGGCGTAGTCGGGCTGGTAGGGCGCCTTGGCCCATTTCTTGACGCCCTCGATCATCGTGTAGACGTGGCCGGTCTCGCGGTTCCACAGTTCGACGATCTTCGCGAACGAACCTCCCTGTTCATCGGCATTGCCGCTGCCGCCGCCGGCCGTGTATTGCTCCGCTGCCTCGGCGTCCACGTCACTGTCGGCGACGCCGGTCAGCTTGACCGTCTCGCTCAGCGGCTGCAGATCCTTGGTGCGGCGCTGGAAGTATTGCTTGGCCGCCTTGACGTCGGCCTCGGTCAGCGCAGGGAACATCGCGCCGATACTCTTTGTCGGCCGATAGATCGCGTTGGCGTTCCAGTTCGCGATCGCATGGTCGGTCACGCTGCGCACGTCGAGCGAAACCTGCATGTCCTCTGGAGCGACGACGTCGACTGCCAATCCCTTGCGGATGGCAACCTCGAGCCGGTTCGAGACGCTGGCCTCGAGGTCGCGCAAGCGCCCTTCCTCGACGTCGCGTTCCTCGATGCTCATCGCGCAGTACGGATTCTCCGGATCCTCGACGGGCGGGGCCACCGGGGGCGCCATCAGCGTCGCGTCCTCGCCAAACTCCGCGGCCGGGTCCGGCGCACCGACTGCCGCCGCGGCCGCGTCGCGCGCGAGCCGGGCCTTGAGTTCTTCGATCTGCGCAAGGTTCTTGCGGATGTCGCCGAGCTCGTTCTGCAGCTGCGGGATGTTGGTGCCGTTCGAGACCATCAGCACCTTGAGCCAGCCGATACCGGTCGTCAGCACCGAGCGCACTTGAGCGCGGGCATTCGTCTTGAGCCGGGCGCTCGGCGCTTTCCACAGCGACGAGATGACGAGCTCCATCGTCTTGCCGAAGTCGTCCTCCTGCCCGGTGCCGATCGGGTCGACGCGCTTCGCCTTGCGGGCGGAGACGTCCGGGTTGCGGGCATACAGGAACGACACGAGGATGTCGATAAAGGCGCCGATCAGGTTCGCCGTCACCGCCCAATTCAGGTTCGCCGTGCCGGCCGCGTAGCGGCGATCGACGGCGTACTGCGCGCGGGAGTCGCGGTCGAACTTCCGCGCCTGCTCGTATTCATCCCACAGCGCCTTGACTTCGTTTTCCTCGGCTTCCTTGAGGCGCCTCGCTTCCTCATCCATCCCTTCGGTGTCGGCGGCATTGATGCCGGACTCGACGGCGTTGAGCATCGGGTTGGTCTCGGGGTCCACTAGCTATACCTCGGCTGCATGGGTTCCTGCTCGGTCGCCTCCAGCCAGGCCGCCGTGAACGGCAGGAGTTGCTTCCTGACAACCGGCGTAGGCTCGTGGGGTGCCATCATGGCATCGACTCCGCGGCCAATCAAGCCGCAGACGTCCGCGGCGTCGTCGTACTTGCCGGCCGGGAACGCGCACAACTGGTCGACGACGCGCTGGGCCCACGGGCGGCGCAGCGGGAAATATACCAGACCGGCCGCGGCGCGCGCCTGGAACGACGCGAGCTTGATCGCCTTGTTCTTGATCGACGTCAGTCCTTCCATGGCGACGTAGACCGGGGGCTGGTGCTCACGCATGGCGCGGGCGACGGCCGGCGAGATCGCCTGGTCGATCGGGCCGCCCTCGTGCCACCACTTGCGGGGATGATGGCGATGCACGAGCGAGACCTTCGCGTCGATCGTGACGTCGGTCGTTTTCTGCCCGTACCACCAGTCGATGAAATAGAACGGCGCCGACGACACGAGCTTGTCCTCGATCGCCATCTTGAGCTTCGACTCGCCGATCCCGCAGACCCCGTGTTCAGTGTAGTCGCCCTTATCTTCCTTCGTCGCGTAGTCCGACGCGCCGTAGATGGTCAGCGAGCGCGGCAACCCGCCGGGCTTGCCGGGCTCGACGTCGGGGTCGTACCACTTGAACCACTCGCGCTTGAACTCGATGCCCTCGCCCGCGGTCGGGCGCTGCTGGAACAGCGAGGCCCACGTGCGCACGGCGCGCGGGTTGTTCTCCCACTGCGCCCAATGCTCCACCGAGAACCATTCGGTCCACAGGTACTCGCCGATCGCGCGGCCGAGCGGGTCGTCGGGGTGCTCCGCCTTGGCCGGGATGTTGATGACGGTCCACCACTGGCCGTCGCGGCAGAGCACGCGGCCGGACTGTCCGGCGTAGTCCTCGGGCAGGATGCGCCCGGCCAGGTCGTTCTCGTTCCAGCGGGTTTGGATCAGGATGACCCAGCCGTTCGGCAGGAGGCGCGTCGAGGCGGAGTCGATGAACTCCGCTTCGATCTTGTCCTGCACGGTCTGCGAGTCCGCTTCCTCGCGGTTGGCGACAGGGTCGTCGATCAGGATCCCGTTGGCGCGGTTGCCGGTGATGCCGGCCAGCAAGCCCGCTGCCATGAACTCCGAGCCGTTCGAGAGCGCCCACTGGTCAACGGCTTTCTGGTCGTTGGCGAGGATCGGGCGATCCGGCCAGATCGAAATGTGCGCGTCGCTGCGGCACAGCGCTCGAGCCTTGCGCGACTGCTTGGCGGCGATCTTCGTCGCGTAGGACGCGATGATGATGCGGTACCCGGGCGTCCTCGAGAGGGCCCACGCTGGCGAGACGACTGACGCGTAGGACGATTTCGCGGAGCCCGGCGGGGCGAAGATCATCAGCCGGCCACGCGGGGTCGCCATCGTCCGCTCGATATTCTCCAGGATCACGCGATGGTGGAGCGCGAGGCTCGTTTCCACCGACTTGAAGTGCTCGGTGTCTGGATCCTGGTTGGCCGGCGCCCCGGGGATGTCGATCGAACGGGCGTACTCCACCAACGAGGCGCGCGAACGCTGCCGGCGCAGTAGCTCGAGCGCCGCCGCGCGGCGGTTGACGGTTTGGGCGGCGTCAGCCAACAGGAACCCCTCGTGTAACGTGAGAGTAGCGGAGGCGCCCCGGGTAGCAGCTTCCTAACATTATCCCGGCGCCGTCACGGGCTGCTCGTTATCCGCTACTCCCACGGCATCGGAGTATCGTCAATTTTAATTTGACTTGCAACTTGGGGGGCGGGTGCCGCAATTGGCGGGTCCGTTTTGGGTCCCCTTTTCGCAATTTGCGAAATGGAAGTGGGGCCCCCCGGGGTGCCCGTAGAAACGGGTCCTCTTTGGGTCCCCTTTGGCCTCTCGGCTGCCGTTTCCGCTGCCGCCGACAAGAAAGCCGCCTTGACCGCATCGCTCGAGGGGGTTTCACGTGGAACGACTAGACCCGGCGGATCGACCGTAGGCGCGTCAGATGGTACCGAATCAGCGCTGGGTACCGTGGGTCCCATTTTCGGGGGGTGTACCCCCTGTGCGATCGACAGCAAATCCTGGTCCGAGAGCGCTGAGCGTCGCGCGCCTTGCGTCGCAGCGATAGGCTCGGCACGCATGATTGCCTCCGCTGCGCGGAGTAGCGTATCGGGCTTCGCGTCAGTGGCTCGCAGGATGCGCGCCATAGCGCGCAGCGCTTCGCGCCGTAGGCTATCTAGGTCTAGCGATTCATCGTGTGCCATAGCGTCCCCCAATGCGCCAAGCGCGCAGCGCGAATCTACCAGACTGGCCGCCGGCCGCGCAATGCGCTGCGCTGTAACCGTTCTTTGCGATAAATGCCGCGCAATTAGCTTGTAACCGTGTTTTCACGTAGGGTTACATGACGGTTACAGCAAAAAGCTAATGGAATCAAGCGCTTAGGGGTCTGTAACCATGTAACCCGTGTAACCGGACTTTGCTACCCCTCTACCCCTACTACTATACTACTATGCACTCCCTACTAGTACCCCTATTCTCTCTGTACTAACTAGACTAGTTATTAAAGGTTACAGGTTACAGATAATTAAAACCCTAAGCGCTTCAAGCACTTACAAAACGTAACCGTAATTTGCAAAACGGGATACACGTTCGGTTACGGTTACTGACGCTTTTTGTCACTTTCTGACAGAAAATTGTCGGTTACTGACGAAAAGTGTCACAGCTGCGGCGCCGGTCGCTAATAAAATCAACAGGTTACGATTGGCACGGTTACTGCATTGTATTCAGCGCGGCCGCGATTTCCGCGGCTCTTTGGAGGTTCGACAATGATTCCCAAGTCACTTCACACGGTTTCCGTTCTGGTGAACGTCGCGCAGCATCATATGGCGATCGTTCGCCACCAGTATCCGCAAGGCAATTGCACGCCAGCTGCGGCGATTGATGCGGCCGCGGCGATTCTCGGTTATGCCGACACTGCCGACGTGTACGCGCTGAAAGCGGCCGCGGTCCGCAAACTCGAAAAGGCGCAGCGCTCGTGAGCAGTGTCCTAATCCTTTCGCTGCAGCTGCCAGCGTACGCCATGACTTGCCGCGCTGCGTCCACGATCGCGGCCGAGTGGGACAAGGTCCACGGTTATCGCGTCCTTGTGGATGGCGAGCCGCGGCCGCAGCGCTACCCAAGCGCGGAGCGCTGCGTCGCCGCGGCAATGCGCATTGCGCGCGCTGCCATGCGCGAATCCGGCCGAATGTAATCCCTAACAATTGGAGTCTATCGCAATGTCATTCATGAATCTGTATCACACGCCGAAAGGCGCCTTGTATTCGGCAGACTGCGCGCGCTGCGGCGCGACTATCTACGTGCACGAATGGGCCACGCCGGATAACAATTCGGACCGTGACGCGCTGCAGGACGGCACGCTGGCGTGCCCGCATTGCTGCACGGGTACCGCTGACGCGTCCACTTTCCAATCGCACGGCCGGCGCCACTATGCGGCGCGCTATTCGGCCGATGGGTATATGGATTGCACCGATTGGCACTACGGCACGAACCTCCGAGAATTGCTGCGGGAAGTGCGCGATCTGTACGGCGATGAGGGCTAACGCCATGCGCTCGTTTTGGGATTACGGACACGGATTCGCATTCTCGCCGCGCGTTAAACCCATCGGCCGCGCGCGCACCGCGGCGCCGTTCCAGGAATGGCGCATCCTGTGCCGTGTGACCGGCCGCGACGCTGCGCACAAGTATCACGGCATGAATACCGGGCGCCGGATTTGGACCAACGCGCGGAATCTCTACGCCGATGTGCGGACCATCCGCGGAACCTTCGGGCGCCTTGAATATTCCGGCGGGATGACCGCCGCGGAATTCGAAGCGCTCCCCATCGTTTCAATCAATCAGGAGTAGATACCATGACACAGCGATTTGCAGCGCGTGAGCGATTCGAGTTTTCAAACGGCGCCATTGGCTACAGGCCCGGCGGACCGTTCGACATTATCGGGCCATACGCTAAGGTGCAGAATTGCCCGATCGCTGGCACTGCGCTACGCCTTACGTGCTACGCGACGGCGCCGGCCGACACTTTCTTTAGCGTGCCAGCGTGCACGCGCTACCGTGGCCGCTACGTGCGCGGATACTTCACCAGCGATTCAGACGGCGCCGTGGAATTTCGCGTAATGGATGCGAGCCGCGACGCGTTCCCCATGCTGGCGGGACCGCGCGCCGATTTGTCTATCTACAATCAGGGTGCATAACATGAAACGAACGGCAAGCAATGAGTCGCCGCGCGCTGCGGCACGTCGCGAAACACTGGCGCGCGAACTGGCGCGGAACCTCAAGCGCCAGGCGCCTGGGCTCTGGCGCGCCTTGCCGCGGGCCATGCGCGGCGATCCCGTCACATATCCGCGGGGCATCATCAATGTCTAACCTCAATACACGCGCGGAGCGCTTGGCGCGGCTCGCGCAGCTGCAAGCGCTCGAATCGGAATTGCGCGCGGAGAGCCGCGACCGCGACGCGCGACGCGCGGCCGCGATCGCGCGCAGCGCTGCAGCGCGCGAAACACTGCGACGTGCCAAGCGCTCCGGCGGGTTCGCGATCCTGCCATTGCTGGCACTACTGGCAATCGGCGCCGCGGCCGCGATCGCTGGCCACAATGCCGAAATGCGCACGCGTGAGGCTGCAGCACTGCACTGCGCGCGCGCCAGTGACGGTGCGGATAGTTCGATAGCGGACTGCTACACGTCGCGCGACCTGCCACTACCGGAGGGGATCTAATGAAAACCCGCAAACCGAAACCGCCGACGATTACCTATAACCCTGAATGGGCGCCGGAATGGGCGCCGCGCGATCGTTGGCGCATAGTCGAAAACGCGTCCAAAGGACTGCGGATTGTCGGCGCCGCGCACGACGTGCTCGAATCCGAGGGGCGCCGGATGGATCGTACCGGCTGGTTCCTGGACCCGTGGGGGGATGGGGAAACCGCTACGGGCTACGTCCTGCAATTGCCGGGCGCCGATCGCGCGCCGCGATACGTGCCAGCGATCGCGGATCCGTACAATGATGACGCGTTTATCGTGGACTTCCACGATATAGGCGCCGAGAAAGTCGAAGCGGCGCGCGCGGCCGATCGCATGGCGGAACTGTACGCCGAAGCGGAACGCGAGTATCAAACGCGCGACGCTGCGGAACGGCGCGCCGAAGAATCGCGCGAAGAAATCGCCGCGGCTCGCAAGGCACATTCAGCGCTTGCCGCGGAGCTCCGCGCATTTGCCAGCTGGCGCAATATCTCGGCGCCGGCAATCTGCAGCGCGATTCGCGCGCAGCTGCAGGCGCAGCGCGACACGGTCCGGGCCGCTGTGAAGCGGATTCGCACCCTTGCCGACAACCCTTATGCAGTCCTGGAGGGCCGCTTCTAATGAAAACCCGATTCGATAACCGCCAACTTGCGCACGTATGGGCGCAGCAATCGCAGCCGGAGGGCCGCGGGTCCAATATGTTCTTTGAGGGCGCCGCGATATTTAGCTATGGGCGCCACTTCAAAATCGCGGAATTTGTAACCCGCAACAAAGCGCGCGCGGTGCTATTCAATACGCGCCGCTACAGCATCAGCACATCGCGCCATGTTGGCTACACTGCGAGCGCGCTGCATGGTCTAGGCGTGCCAGTGTTCCACGTCCCGGACATTGATGATGCACGGCGAGGCGGCAAGGCTACGCGCGAATACTACGCGCGCGAGATTGGCGCCGCGGAACTGAAAGCGGCGCGCGCCCGGACTGCGCACGGCGCCCAATGGGAAATGCAGCGCGCCTCGGATTTCGCGCACGAGGCAAACGCGTATTCCGCCTTTTTCGGGCTGCGCTGGCGCGTGTCTATCCCGGCATTCAGTCCCGAACGCCTGGAAGCGATCCGCAACGCAGCGAAGCGCGAAGCGGCGCGCAAAGCGGCCCGGACTAAGGCGCAACAGAAACGCGACGCAGCGGAACTGGCGCGACGCGCTGCAGAGTATGAAGCGGCGCGCGAAGAATGGCGCCGCGGCGAGTCTCCGCGGCTCCCAGTGCATTCCTCATGGTCCGGTAATACGATGCTGCGCCTTAGCGGCGACCGGATCGAAACGAGCCGCGGCGCCTGGATTCCCGTGAGCGCTGCGCGCCTTGTATGGGATGCGGTCCGGCACTGCAAGGAAACCGGCGCCGGATGGGCGCCGCTAGGTGCGGACCGGCCGCGCATTGGCGAGTTTACGCTGGACCGCGTAGACGCGGAGGGGAATATCTCCGCCGGCTGCCATACGATCGAATACCTGGAACTGGCGCGCATGGCAGTCGCGCTTGGCTATGAGGGGGTGCAGTCATGATTGGATATGAGAAAATTAGCCGGCGCGATTTCTACGCGGCCGGAGGATTCGCCAACCCGCGCTGCGTCAGAGTGACGCGCGGCCGCGCATGGGCGTATTTTTACCGGGTGCAGTCGTGAGCGCGCATACCCCGGGACCATGGAGCGTCGGGCCTTTAGTCCATGAGATACGCGGCCCGCAAAATGAATTGCTCGCGGAGTTGGCTAGTCTCGGGGAGCGATACGCGGAAACTGAACCGAATGCGCGCCTAATGGCCGCGGCTCCCGCCTTGCTTGAAGCGCTGCGCGACGTGGTGGAATACCTGGACCTTAAGGCGGAGGGATTCGCGCGGGAATATCCGCCGGATCACTGCATTAACCTGACGGTTAACCGCCAGCGTGACAATGTACGCGCAGCGCTGCGCGCCGCTGGGGTGCAGCTGTGAGCGCTCGCGAGAATACGCTAGGCGCGCTCGCGCAATGCGCTGCGGCTCTTGAAAAGCGGCAGCAATTCGCGCGAGACAATTATCCGCCGGACTACGTTTCCTGGTACATGGAAGCGGCCGAAGCGCTGCGCGCTGCGCACGATATGCTCCGCGCGCCGTGGACGTACGAGCTAGGTTACAACCCCGGCAGTGGCGGCCCTTACATCATCAAACGCGTATCGGATGACAAGCGCACCGTGGAAGCCTATGGGGGCCGGTTGCTGCAGTGGCAAGCATACCCGTCCGCATGGTGCGCGCCGAAGCGCTACGCGCAGCGCGGGACCGCCTATCGTGCAATGCGGAAACTTCAAGCGAACGGAGGGCGCCCGAAATGAGGCGCAGCCCCTACTACCGCAAATTGTCGCGCGCTGCGCAGCTGCGCCGGCTCGCGCGCCATAAAGCGGCGCTCTGCTGGTGCGACGGTTGGCCATTCCCGCACCGCGCCGGCAGCCGCGCGGCTTCCCCTCACGCGCCCGGCTGCACGCAGCCGGCGCCCCGTTGGTAATCCTGGAGGACACAAATGCAGATCAAAGAGTTTGACCGCGCGACCGTGCAGAATCTCATGGCAGAACTAGACGCAGTGCTGGCGCAAGCGCTCGCGCCTTACGGGCTCGCGATCGACAAAAAGCGCGGAACCTACGACCGCGAGCGCTTCACATACAAGGTTGAAATGATCGCGGCCGGCGCCGATCCCGGCCGGTCTGAATTCGAGCGCTACGCGGTCCTGCTAGGCGTTAAGCCGGAGGACTACGGGCGCGAGTTCACGAGCAACGGCGAGCGCTACCGGCTTATCGGGTTGAACCTCAACCGGCCGAAGTTCCCATTCTCCGCGGAAAGGCTCGGCGGCCGCGGCGGCAAGTACAAATTCCCGCGCGACGCGGTGAAGCGCGCGCTCGGCTACGCGGAGGGCGCACAGTGAGCGAACGATTCCAGGTATTTACCCGCTACAGCGGCAGCGGCTCGCACAGCATGAGCAAGCCGCGCCGGTACTGCATGGCACTGACGCGCGACGAAGCTACGCGCATCTGCACGTCACGCAATGACGCGCGATCGGCCGCGCAGCGCCGGGCGGGTTTCTTCTACGAGTGGACGACGGAGCGCTACTTTAACGAGGCTTGGCGCTAGTGAGCGCCACTCGACACGCGGAGCGCGTCGCGCGCGGCTACGCTGCAGAGCTCGGCCACAACCTCGAGCCCTGGAAACCGTGCGGACCGTTCCGCGCGTCGAGCGAGTGCATCTGTGGCATGGGCGTTACCGTATCCACAACCAGCGGCGAGCCCGGTATGATCGGCGCCGCTGTCACCTTTCGCTGTCCAATGGAGGACAAAAATGCTGTCTAAAATCTCCCCGCCTTTCCTTGCCGTGCTGATCGTGCTGGCACTCTTTGGCGCCGTGCTTCTCACACTCGCGGGTGCGCTGCAGTGATCGCAGTAGCAGGCGGCATTCTGCTGGCGCTCGCGTTCCTGACTGCGCTCGGCTTCGTTCTCGCCATGCTCGACACGGGGCCGGGGCTCGACATCAGCGGCACCGACATAGCCATAACGATCGGCGCCGTGCTGATGCTGTTGCTCGCAGTGGTGACGGCATGAGCGCCATGTTACATATCCCCCTGCGCGCGAAGCTCGCTGAGCCAAGCATGGAGCGCCGGCTGCGCTGGCGACAGGCGCTCGCGCTCGCGTGCTATGGAACGCGCTTCGAGTTCCATGCGCACATTCGGCAAGCGCGCTTGCCCCCGGACCCGTGGAAGGGTTACGCTGCCGCTCCCGGCATGGCCAACCGCACCAAAAAATGACTGAAGGGCGACCAATCCTCGCGGAGTATGTCCGCGCCGGCTGGCTGCTGGTTCCAATCCCTGCGGGGAGAAAGGGGCCGGTGACTTCCCGCTGGAACCTCCGCGAAATGTGCGTTTCAGATCCGGAGATTGCCGAATGGCTCGATGGTAACGTCGGCCTCGCGCACGCGTACTCCAGGACGTGCGCCATCGACATAGACGACTTGGCCAAATGCACGGCATGGCTCGCCGAGCGCTCGATCGACTTGGTCGCGCTGCTCAACGCGCCGGACGCGGTCCGGATCGAGTCGCGCCCCGGTCGCGCCAAGCTGCTCTACTCGCTGGCCAAGCCGCTGCCGTCGTTCAAGCTTCCCCCGGGGCTGGAGCTCCGCTGCGCCAGCGTGACAGGGACGACGGTGCAGGACGTGCTGCCGCCGAGCGTACACCCCGACACCGGGCGCCCCTACGCATGGGCGTACGGCAGCCCTGCGGGGCATTGGTCCATGCTGCCGCCCCTGCCCGGTCATCTGCTCAACCTCTGGCAGGGGCTCATTAAGCCGGCCAAGGCGAAGCCGGGCGAGGGGCCGAAGGTGGACGCCAACACCTTCCCCCGGCTGCGCGAATTGCTCAAGGACTGGTCGCCGGACTGCACCTACGACGAGTGGATCGCTATAGGCATGGCGCTGCATTACGAGACTGGCGGCAAGGCCGGCGGCCTCGCACTCTGGAACGAATGGTCGAGCGCCGGGCAGAAATACCAGGGTGTCGGGGACTTGGAACAGCATTGGCGCTCGTTCCGGGTCGACCATGACAACCCCCGCACGATGGGCTCCCTGCGCAAGCAGGGGCCGGCAGCCGCGGGAGAGTTTCCAGCCCTGCCCGATCTGACCCCCGCGGCCAGCGCCGCGCCTGCGGGCTCTCTGGCAGCCTCAGACCCCTCCGCCCCCATGCTGACCGGGCAGGCCCGGGAAGAAGCCCTGCGGAACCTCCGCAAGCTGACCCGGGGCAAGCAGGGGACCATCGAGGCGCGCATTTCCAACGTCACTGCCGTGCTGGGGGTGCCCGAGGTTGCCGGCGTCGAGCTCGCGCTCGACACGTTCCGCGAGGCAATCATGAAGTCGCGCCACCGGGGCGAATGGGAGCCGTTCACCGATACCGACTACACCGAACTTCGCATCTGGCTCGAGACTGCCGGGAATTGCGAGCCGATCGGGCATGAAATGATCCGGCAAGCGGTTCTCACCGTGGCGACCCGTAACAAATTTGATACCGCGCAGCTGTGGCTCGAGGCTTTGGAATGGGACGGCAAGCCGCGCATAGAGCGCTTTTTTCCGGACTATCTCGGCACGCTGGACACCGCTTACGAGCGCCACGTCAGCCTGTATACGTGGACCGCGCTCGCCGGCCGCGTCATGGCGCCGGGCTGTCAAGCCGACATGGTGCCGGTCATGGTCAGCAAGCAAGGGCTCGGCAAGTCGTCCACCGTGCAGGCCATGGTTCCGAGCGATCAGGAATACGTCGAGCTCCGGCTGGACGAGCCCGACGACGCGATCGCGCGCAAGACGCGTGGCGTGCTGATTGCCGAGCTCGCGGAGCTCCGCGGACTCAAGGCGGCCGACGTGGATCGCGTCAAGGCGTTCGTTACGCGCCGACACGAGAAATGGATTCCGAAGTATCAAGAGTTCGCCACCAACTACCCGCGGCGGTTCCTCATTATTGGCACGACCAATGACGAGGAATTCCTGCCGAACGATACGGAGCACCGCAGATGGTTGCCGATACATACCGACGTCGCTGATATTGCGCGGATCACGCGCGACCGCGACCAGCTTTGGGCCGAAGCGCTGCACTACTGGCGCGAGCACGGCATTGCATGGCGAGGGCTCGACGTTCTCGCGAAACCCGCACGGGAGGCAGCAAGCGCAATGGATACATGGATGGAACAGATTGCAGCGTGGATAGACGAGAATCCCGCGCCGCACTATCGCATGGTCGACGTCATGACAAACGCGGTCGGCCTCGATTCCAGGCAGTCGACGCGAGCGCACGAGTTGCGCGTTGGTCGCGTGCTGCATTCGCTTGGGTATGCGCGCAAGTCGGTGCGCGACACAACCGGCCGCGTCATCAAGGCGTGGACATTCGACCCGACAAGTTGACACCCCGATCCGCAACGTGATACATAGCGCAACACAAAACGCGCAAGCCTTTAGGAGGGCAAGCAAATGAACGTAACCCTGACCATCAACGCCGATTCGCCGGAAGAACTGCACCGCGCGATCCGCAACTTTTTCTACTCGCAGACCGACGACGCGACGAAGCCGATGGCTCCCGCGCCGCAGCCCGAAGTGGCGGCCGACAAGCCGAAGCGCGGCCGCCCCGCAAAGAGCGCCGAGCCGATCGAAGCCCCTGTTGTCGACGCTACCGTGTCAGCGGAGCCGTCGGAAGTGGCGCCGGCACAGCCGAAGGCCGAGGCGGCTGTGCCGGCCGCTGCGCCCTCGAGCGGAGCGATCGAAAAGAAAGACGTGCAGAAGCTCTTGATCGCCGTCGTGCAGAAGCACGGCGTTGCAGCGTGCAGCGAAATCTGCATGAAGCACGGCGGCCCGAACCTGTCGGCGCTGGACCCCAGCACGTACCCGTCTGTCGTCGCTGACGCCCAGGCGAAGCTCGCCACGGAAGCGGCCGCCTAACATGGCCGATCACGCAAGGTTCTCCCCGTCGTCCGCGAAGCGTTGGATGACGTGCCCCGGGTCGATCGCGCTGACGCGCGACGCCGAGCGCACGACCAACTTCTACGCGGACGAGGGGACGGCTGCGCACGAGGTTGCGCAGCGAGCGCTCACCTACAACAAGCCGGCCAGCTTCTACATTGGCGAGGAAATCCAAGTTGGCCACAACGTCTTTGTCGTCGACGAGGACATGGCTGAGCACGTCCAAGTCTATCTCGACGAGGTCATGAACCGAGTCGGGGACGGCACGCTGATGATCGAGCAGCGCGTCGAGTTCTCGCAGTCGGTAGGCGTGCCGGGTCAATTCGGCACGGCTGACGCGATCATCATTTCGAGCGACGGCAAGCGCGCCACGGTCATCGACCTGAAATACGGCATGGGCGTACAGGTGTACGTTGAGGAAAACCCGCAGCTTCTCACCTACTCCGCCGCGGTTCTCGAGACATACGGCATCGTCATGGACGACGTCGAAGAAATGGAAATGGTCGTCGTGCAGCCACGGCTGCAGCACATTGACGCGTGGACGTGTCCGATCGGCCGCGTGTGGAAGCACACAGATGCGATGAAGCTGGCCGCAGCCGCGGCGCTCGAGGGCTGCGCGCTGGTCGAGGCCGGCGGGGAAGTGCCCGACGCGCTGCTGGTTCCGAGCGACGAGGGCTGTATGTTCTGCCCGGCTAAGGCGACGTGCCCCAAGCTGCGCGCTCATGTCTCTGCGCTGGTCTACGACGACTTCAAGGCACTGGACGCACCCGAGGCGCTGCTGGTCATGGGCGACCCCGCGCCGCCCAAGCAGATGAATCTCGGCGCCCTGTACGGCGTGCTCGGCCTGATCGAGGGATGGTGTCGGGGCGTGCGCTCCGAGGTCGAGCGGCAAGTAATGGCGGGCATTACAATCGTCGGCCCGGACGACAAGCCGATGAAGGTGGTCGAGGGCAAGCGCGGCAACCGTTCCTGGAAGGACGAGAAGGAAGCGGAGGCGTTGCTCGCCGGGTTCGTCGCCGCGGACAAGCTCTACAAGCCGCGCAAACTGATCTCGCCAGCGGACGCCGACAAGCTGCTGAAAAAGCAGAAGGACATCATCGTGCCGCTCGTGCAGCAAGCCCCGGGCAAGCCGCACGTCGCATTCGGCTCAGACCCGCGGCCGCCTTACGTGGCGAGCGCGGACGCGGACGAGTTCGCGGACTTGGGAGAGCAGTCATGATCTGGTTCTTCTGGTGGGTTGCTATCTCTGTCGCATTCATTTGCTTCTGGAAACGACATTGGGACTTCACCGGGGACCCGCCGAAGCCGGAGAAGCGCCAGTGAGCATCGAAGATTACTTCGATCCCTACGGCGATCCGGACGATCGCGATGACCCGGAGGAACAGCGCTGCAAATACTGCGGCGAGCGCGGCCTTTATTTCGAGGCGCGCGATCGACGCTGGATTCTGGTCGATGAAGATGGCAACGCGCACGCGCCGCACTGCAAAGGGCGCATGGCCAAGCCGAGCGAGTTCCCGGAGGTACCGAATGAAGCCTAGCCCCGTTCTGCGCGCTGTCGTCAAGCGCGTTCTGTTCAACGCCGGCATGCAGCGCGTCTACGGTGAAGCGCCGCGCGTCGGCCCCGAGGTTTGGTCGATCCTCAAGCGTGAGGCCGACACTGCGCGTCGCCAGTTCGCGGCGCATAACCCAAAAGTGAGAAAGTGAAATGAAAATCATGATCGAAAATGCACGCCTGGCATTCCCGAATCTCTGGCAGCCGCGTGCGGCCACGGACGGCGGTAAGGCCAAATACGGCGCCTCCCTGATCCTCGACACCAGCAATCCGGTGATCGCGAAGCTGGAGCTCGCGTTCACGCAGATCGCGAAGGAAAAGTGGGGCGACAAGGCGGCCGCCATCCTCAAGGGGCTCAAGGCCCAGGACCGGCTCTGCCTGCACGACGGCGCGACGAAATCGCAGTACAGCGGTTTCGAGGGCAACGTGTTCGTTTCCGCGAACAGCGACGTCCGCCCGTCGATCTTCGACCGCAACCGCGTGCCGCTGCAGGAAGGTGACGGCAAGCCCTACAGCGGGTGCTATGTCAACGCGTCGATCGAGTTGTGGGCGCAGGATCACCAGAAGCACGGCAAGCGCATCAACGCGCAGCTGCGCGGGGTGCAGTTCCTCCGCGACGGTGACGCGTTCGCTGCCGGCTCGCCGGCCAGCGAGGACGAGTTCGCTGACCTGAGCAATCAGGGCGACGACACGGATCCGACTGCCTGATGAACCCCCGGCTCGCGCGCACGATCTGCCGCAAGCATCGCTCCGCCGCTTAAACGACGCGCGAGCCGGGACTCTCACCATGATTCTCTACCTCGACACCGAGACTTTCTCCACGGTCCCGATCGACCGCGGCCTCGCGAAGTACGCGACGCAAGTCGAAGTCATGATCGTGACCTACGCGATCGACGACGGTCCCGTGCAGACATGGGACGTCACCGATCATCGCGTGACGGCCAATGCGCAAGCCGCCGGCTTGGCCCTTGCCGCAGAGCAATGCGATCGGGTTGTGGCGCACAACGCGCAGTTCGATCGCACCGTCATCCAGGCGTCCATGCCGTCCCTCGCCAAAAGGCTCGAGGGCAAGTGGTATTGCACCATGGCCGCGTGCCTCCGCCACGGGCTGCCGGGCGGGCTCGAAAGGCTCTCGACGATCTTCAAGCTCGACGATTCCAAGTCGAAGAAAAAGGGCCGCGAGTACATCAATCTGTTCTGCAAGCCGAACAAGAATGGCACGCGCAACACGCGCGAGACGCACCCCGTCGAGTGGAAGGGCTTTCTGGCATACGCTGCCGACGACATCGAAGCCATGCGCGAGGTCTACCGCAAGGTGCCGAAGTGGAACGACTCCGACTTCGAGCTCGACCTGTGGGATCTTGACCAGCGCATCAACCAACGCGGTATCGCCGTGGACGTACCGTTCGCCGCGGCTGCCGTGCGCGCGACCGACGCGGAGCAGAAACGCCTCGCGAAGCGCACGCAGGAATTGACAGAGGACAATGTCCTGCGCGCGACGCAGCGCGACAAGCTGCTGGCGTTCTTGTTTGTCGAGCATGGCGTGTCGCTGCCGGATCTCAAGGCGGACACGATCGAGCGCCGGCTGGACGATCCCGAATTACCGGAGTACGCGAAGGAATTGCTCCGGCTGCGCCAGTCGGCCAGCAAGTCGTCCACCAGCAAATACAAGCGCCTGTTGAACCTCGAGGTCGCCGGCCGCCTGTACTATCTGCTGCAGTATTGCGGCGCGCTCCGCACGGGGCGCTGGGCCGGTCGGAATTTCCAGCCGCAGAACCTCAAGCGCCCCTCCCTCAAGTTCGACCAGATCGAGGCGGCGATCGAGGCAGTGCTGGCCGGCGCCGAAACCCTCGTGCTGGACGACATCATGGAAGCCATGAGCAGCGCGATCCGCTCGGCGCTGATCGCCGGTCCCGGCAAAAAGCTGGTGGTCAGCGACTTGGCCAACATCGAGGGACGCGGCCTCGCATGGCTTGGCGACGAGGAATGGAAGCTCCAGGCATTCCGCGACTTCGACGCCGGCACGGGCCCGGACCTGTATAAGCTGGCCTATGCGCGCGCTTTCGGCATCGACCCGCTCGACGTCGGAGACGACAGCCTCGAGCGCCAGATCGGCAAGGTCATGGAGTTGGCGCTCGGCTACGAGGGCGGAGTCGGGGCGTTCGTGGCCATGGCCGCGGCCTATGGCATGGATCTCGAGGAACTTGCGCGCCGCGCCCTGCCGACCATCCCCAAGGCGACCTTGCTCGACGCGCAGGGGACGTGGCGCTGGGCGAACAAGCACAGCCGCACCTACGGGCTGTCCGAGGACGTCTACGTGGCGTGTGAGGCACTTAAACGGCTCTGGCGCGACGCGCACCCCGAGACGGTGTCGCTATGGGCCCAAGCCGAGAACGCAGCGCGCAGCGCCATCCTGAACCCGGGCAACGTGTTCCATGCAGGGCGCCTCCAGTTCGACCGCAAGGGCGCGTGGCTGCGGATGCGGCTGCCGTCCGGGCGGTTCCTGCTGTACCCGAATCCGAAGCTGGAGGGCAGCCAACAGCAGATTCACTACGCCGCCTGGAACGTCTATACGAAGTCGTGGCGTCACGAGCCGACATACAGCGGCAAACTGATCGAGAACGCTACGCAGGGGCTCGCCCGGGACGTCATGGCGTACGGCATGGTGGGCGCCGAGCGCGCCGGCTATCCGATCGTGCTGACGGTCCACGACGAGCTCGACACCGAGACGCCGGACAGCCCGGCATTCAACGCGGAGACTCTGAGCAACGTGCTGGCCACGACGCCGGAATGGGCGCCGGGCCTGCCGCTCGCCGCGAAGGGCTACGAATCAAAGAGGTACCGGAAGTGAAAGCTGCACTCATTGGTGACGCGCCACTCGCGGAGCGCAAAGAGCGCAAGGTCTGCGAGGCCGACGTCGAGGAATACCTTGTCAAGGAAGTGGCCAAGCGCGGGGGCGTCGCGGAGAAATTCTCGAGCCCGAACCGCGCCAGCGTGCCGGATCGGATTGTCTCGTGGCCGGTAACGACGTTTGACGTTGGCTACGCCATTCCCGCGTGGGTCGAGTTTGTAGAGTGCAAGGCGCCGGGAAAAGCGCCGACCGCTGCGCAGGCACGCGATCATGAACGACGTCGCGCGATGGGCTTCCGCGTGTATGTCTTGGATTCCTACGAAGCCGTCGACAAATACCTGGAGAGCAACCTCAAATGAAAATCGACCCCCTCGCCATCCCCGAGCCAACCCCCGGGCGCCGATCGCGCCGGCCGCGTGACGACGAGCCCAAGGCGGACGACAAGCCGCAGCGCAAGTGGAAAGAGCCCGAGGGCTTTTTCCAGGGCGCGCGGGTGAAGCGGCGATGAGAACCCCACGCGAAAAGTACCAAAACGACCCGGCGTACAAGGCGTTGGTGGATATGATGGAAGCGTTCATTCGACGCGCAGAGTTCACGCCGTCTGAAATGCGCGAAGCCGCCATGCTGGCGTCGATAAATTACGAGGTGGTGCACCTTCGGGGACAGTTCATCCCGCAACGCGTGGAGGACGCCTTGGACATTTTGACAGGGTTCCAAAATACCGACTCGAGGCGTCGGTTGTGACCAACCCGCCCTTCATGCCCGAGAAGGACAAGCCGCCATTCCACCTTCGCCCGTGGACCGCGGACGAGCTCGAGCAAGCCAAGCGGATGCGCGAGGCGCACGAGCGGCTGTGCCCGCAGACTCCGGTGCTGGAGCCGAAATGCGAGTCCTGATTGCGTGCGAAGAAAGTGGCACCGTGAGGCAAATGTTTCGCGCGCGTGGCCATTCCGCATTCTCGTGCGACCTGTTGCCAGCGCGCGATGGCAGTGTCGACCACTTCGAGGCGGACGCGCTTGAAGTGGCGTACGCGGGGCATTGGGACCTGATGATTGCGCACCCGCCCTGCGATCATCTGGCAGTCAGTGGGGCGCGCTGGTTCCCCGAGAAGCGCGCGGATGGGCGCCAGCAGGCAGCGCTGCAGTTCGTGCGCGACCTGATGGCGGCGCCGATCCCGCGCATCTGCGTCGAAAACCCGGTGAGCATTATCTCGAGCGAGATTCGCAAGCCGGACCAGATCATCCAGCCGTGGCAGTTCTGGCACCTTGGCGAGCCCGGGAAGGGCGAAATCAAAGCGACGTGCCTCTGGCTCAAGAATCTGCCGAAGTTGAAGCCGACGACGCCGGACGAGACGGGCCGCCATCCGGCGTGCTGGCTGATGGGCCCGAGCCCGACGCGCAAGCGCGATCGGTCCACCACTTACCGCGGCATCGCGGATGCGATGGCTCGCCAATGGGGGGTATACCATGACGACGTACTTTGAGCACAACGCGGGCAGCAAAGAGCCCTTCGAGCCGCGGCGACAGGATGTGGTCGAATGGCCCGGTATTGTGGCCACTCACGTCCGGCTGACCCCGGAGGAAGCCGAGCGCTACCGGACTCAGCGTGACGTCCCGAGCGACCTGTTTCAGCGCGTAGCGGTGATAGAGGACAAATGAGTCGGAGCTTCACACCGCACGAGTATCAGAAGCTCGCGATCGACTTTCTGGTCGAGCAAGAGCGCTGCGCGCTGTTCGCCGGCATGGGCCTCGGCAAGACGGTCAGTACGTTGACCGTGGCCGAGCTCCTGATCGCCACGGGGACGTCCGACCCGATCCTCGTGCTCGGCCCGAAGCGCGTCGCGCATGGCACTTGGCCGAAGGAAATCCAGAAGTGGGACCACCTGAAACACCTGGAAATCAGCGTTGTGGCCGGCAACCCGACGCAGCGGCGCAACGCGCTCCGGAAACCTGCGCATATATACACCTGTAATTATGAACAGTTACCTTGGCTCGTGGCCACCTTCGAGGGGCGCCCGTGGCCCTTCAAGATTGTCGTCTCGGATGAGAGCACCCGGCTCAAGGGGTATCGCGTAGGGCAGGGAGGGCAGCGCACGAGGGCGCTGGCGACGCGCGCCCGGGAAACCGAGCGCTGGGTCAACCTGACCGGCACTCCCGCCCCAAACGGGCTCAAGGACCTTTGGGGGCAATTCTGGTTCCTCGACTTCGGACAGCGCTTGGGGCGCAAATACGACGCGTTCATGGAGCGCTGGTTCCGGACCGACTACGACGGGTACGGTGTCAAGCCGCTGCCGCACGCGCAGAAGGAAATCTACGCGGCCATCAGCGACATTACCATGTCGATCCGCCCCGAGGACTGGTTCGACCTCGAGCAACCAATCGAGCGCACCGTGCGCGTCACCATGCCGCCCAAGGCGGCCGCGGGGTACCGGGAGCTTGAAATCGAAATGTTCACGCAGCTGGCGTGCGGCACTGAAATCGAAGTGTTCAATGCTGCCGCACTCACAAATAAGTGCCTGCAGTTCGCCAACGGCGCCGCCTACTCTGAGCATCCCGCCTGGGTTTCCATTCACGATGAGAAGTTGGAAGCCCTCGAGAGCATCGTGCAAGAGGCAGCGGGAGCCCCGCTACTCGTGGCCTATGAATTCGTGAGTGACCGGGAGCGGATCCTCAAGCACTTCAAGGGGTCGGTCGACATATCCAAGCCGGCCGGCTTCGAGGCGTTCATGAACGGCAAGGCAACCATGGGCGTCGCGCACCCGAAGTCGATGGGCCACGGGATCGACGGGCTGCAGGACGTGTGCAATATGCTCGTGTACTTCGGCCATGGCTGGGACCTCGAGCTCCGCCAACAGATGCTCGAGCGTATCGGCCCGGTGCGCCAGAAGCAGAGCGGGTTGAATCGGCCGGTATGGGTCTGGTCGATCGTCACCGACGACACGCTGGATGACGTCGTCATTGAGCGCCACAAGGGCAAGCGGTCCACCCAGGACTTGCTGCTCGAAGCAATGCGGAGGGCAAGCCATGAGTGAGCCATGCTGCGCGCAAGGCCATGTACTGACCGCAGCCGATAGATTGAAGTGGCGACAACGCGAGGCAGAAATCGAGCGCCTTATCGCCGAGAACGCGGCGCTGCGCAAGGACGCGGAGGCCCGTTCGCTTTACGACCGAACGGCGGCGGCGCAAGGATTCACTAATGCTCCGCACTGGAACGAGCTAGCCGAGGAAACGCGGCAAATGTACCGCGATGAGCGGGCCAAGCGTGACGCAGCAATGGAGCAGAGCCATGACAAATGACAGGACGCTTGCTGACGCACTAAGAAACGCAAACAGACTGCGCGGTGAATTGCCGTTGCTGATCCAGCCAAGTGCCAGCGACTACGACATAGTGACGCTGGCCGACGAGATCGAATCCCTGCGCTCGCGGCTGGCCGACGCAGAACGTGAGGCGCGTGTATTGGTAGTCGCAATGGCCGACCAGTTCGGCGCACCGGACAACTGGAAGCCGCTGCCCGACGCGGCTGGCATGATTACGCAGATCAGCAACATGGTCGCGGGACTACGCGATGAGCGCGCCCTGATCGTGGCGCGTGCGGAGAACGCAGAGGCGGCGCTGGAACACGTAACTGAGTTGTACACGCAGGCTTGCGAGCAGCGGGACGATGCGGACGCGCTGCTGCGGGAGATCTACTCCTACGCCGAGGATCAGGGTATGGAGACACTGATGGACATGATCGACGCCCCCCTTGCGCGGGAGGAAAAGCCATGATCGACCTTGACTCGATACGAGCGCGGGACCGTGACTACGACGATGTGTTTGAGGCTCAGGCGAATATGTCGAAGGACATAGCGCACAGACTGGTCGCATGGCCTGTTGCAGACCGCCGCGACCTGCTCGCCTACGTGGACGAACTGCGAGCGGCGGCGGGGAAGGTGACGTGCGAGACGTGTCGCGGCACGGGAATCGAGCGAACGCTGGTTACTGCCTGCCCCGACTGCACCGATCTCCGCACTCTGATGGGAGAGAAGCCATGAGGCGGATCACTTATCTGGTCGCGATATTCGTGCTGCTGTTCTGGCTTGGCCAGCGCTGCCAACCGCAATACCCAGGCCCGGACGATCCGCCCCCGTGCTGGAACAAGCTGCTAAACGATCCACGGTGCAACCCGTGAGTCAGACCCGGCTCGGCTCATGGCTCGAGGCATGGGCCAACATCGTGATCGGCTTCGCGATCAACTGGAGCGCGAATATGCTGGTGTTCCCGCTCTTTGGCTTCAATATCACCGCGGGGCAAGCGTTCAATGTTGGGCTTATTTTCACCGCTATTTCCCTCGTGCGTAGCTACGTGCTGCGCCGGTTCTTCAACAAAATCCGGAGGCTCCATGCTCCCTACTGACCCCGACGCGCGCAAGCGCCTGCCGATCTACAGCGGAGTCATCTGCTACTTCCCGCACGCGCTCGCCGCGGTCGCGGAGCTCTCACGGGTCGGTAACGACCAGCACAACCCCGGGCAGCCGCTCCATTGGGCGAAAGAGAAGTCGAGCGACGAGCCCGACGCGCTGGCGCGGCACTTGACCGACATGGCGATCGACCCCGGGCACCGGGATCCAGACGGTGTACGCGCGGCAGTCAAACTAGCCTGGCGCGCTCTGGCGAACCTCGAGCGAATGCACGACGCCGGCGTTGATATTTTCGCTAGCGAACCCTGATGCCATGCTCGCGCAGCATCGCGAGCATGGCGTTCTTCGGCATGACGCCGAGAAAGGCCGCGATGTTGACGTAGTGCCGCGCCCATGTCGGCCCGTGATCCGCGGCGCGCGGGTGCAGCTTGTGCGTGACATGATGCGCGATCTCGTGCGCCAGTACGAACGCCTGGCGCCCCTCGCGCTCGCACAGTTCTATGATGTCATGGTCGTAGTCGTAGCGCCCGAGCATCCCGTTCTTCGCGCTCATGAGCTCGAGCGTCACGATCGGCACGTCGTAGCGCGTGCAGATTTCACGGGCCATGCGGTTCAATTTCTGGATCGACGTCGCGTGCGATCGCCATGCGCGGACGACCGAATTCTCCATGTCGTAGACCCGCTCGGCTTGCGGGTCAGGAATGGCATCCTCGCGCCCGATCATCAATCAAGATCCCTCGACACCCCGACCCGTTCGCTTTCGCTCATTGTGAACACCAAGCGGTCTTTCGTGTCGTTGAAGTCGCGGAACCGCACAGTCGCAGAGCCGCCCCCGGTGTCGGTTATGGTGGTCAACCCTTGCGAGATTGACAGCAGCGCGCGGAGTGCTTTCTTGACGGTGATGCCAGGCTCAATCTCAAATTCGAGCACCGCGCCTGTTACGTCATCCTGCGACAGTTCGTTGACCTTGCCGATCGCCGCAATCCGCCCCTTGCCGGACGGGCGAGCATACGCAGTCGGCGCAGTCGTGTGGACCGCGCGCAACTGCCGCCCGTCGTTGATCCGGGCGACCGCCGTGGGCGCAGTCGTGTGGACCGCCACGAGCCGCGCCAGCCCTTTGAGCGTAGCCTCTGCGGTTGGCTGGTTGGGAGGCTCGACTGCCGCTCCCGCGCCGGGACCGTGGTAGGTCAGCGTGGTGTACGGCAGCAGCATTTACAGTCTCCACTTCCCGTCGACTATGACGACGATCTGACGCTTGCCGTCCTCATGTAGAACACAATGCGCGTTGAGCCACGAGCTCGCGCCGTGATTATACTCGAGCCGCAGTCTTGTAGACGTGCCGACCTGATACGCGCCCTCGTCGATGCCAGGCGTATGCGAGTGGCCGATGATCGACTTGACGCCGATCCGGCGGAGATTCTTGATGCTGCCACGGACGCCGTTTGGCCCCTTGTCGCCGTGCATCCCGACTTCGACGCCGGCCAGCATCAGGCTCTCGTCGTCCTTAAGCACGCGGACATGGTTCAAGCTGGCGCGCTCCGCCCAATGCGTGAACGGGTCCGGATACTCCGTTCCCTTCGGGCCGATCTTCGTGCCCCGGACCATGGCGAGCGCTGTCTCGAGGTAGAACTCTGCATTGGTCGGATCGAGGCGCCAGTCGTGCGACACGATCCAGCGGCGCAGGAAATCGTTGTGGTTGCTGCCGACGATGACCGATATAGCTTTGCCGGTGCGCGCCTTTACGAACTCGATCGCCCGGTTGACTTCCGCCCTGACCGCGTCCGCTCCGATCGCGCGCTTCGCGATGGCGTTGAACGGGTTGTTTTTGTGGTGCGGGTTGCAGCTGTAGGAGTCGAGCAAGTCGTGCCACACCAGATGCCGGGGGCGTAGTCGATCGACCATCCCGCCCTTTCCGAAGGTTGCACGTTCCACTGCAGGGTCGATGAAGTCGACATGGGTATCCCCCATCACGAGGGCTGTGGGCGGCGGTGCTTTGCCGTACCCCACCGGAGTGTACCGCGTCTCCAGATCGGTGCAACCATTCCCCTTCGCGTCGTAGTGGACGTGACGCAGGAAGAACCGGCTGCCGTCGAGCTCGACCAGCACCGCGGACAGCGAGTGGTGGAACTCTCCGAGCCGGCCGGCGCGCGAGTCGGTGTAGTTGGCGACGGTGCAGGCGCCGGTCGTCGTGAGGATCTTCGCCATGCGGTGCGATGGGGTCGGGATGCACCGCATCTGGAGCTTCGTGTGCCCGATGATCCCTGACGCTGCGTGCGATAGCGCGTCGGCGCCCATCAGCGGATCACTCGCGGTCGGCTGGATCTTGATGTCGCCCAACACCATCAGATTTTTATTGAGCGCCTTGCGGACGTTCCAGAGGTACGGGCGCACCGCTGCGTCCCAATGCTCCGCGTTCTGCTGACTCCCGCTCCACTGGCTCGTGGGGTTCTTGTAGCGCAGCGGGATGACCAGGATTTCCGCCTCGAGCGCCGCAGCCATGATGCGCAGTGTCGCCCACCACTTGTCATGCACTGGCGTTGCATTCTGTGCTGCGGTGACGATGAAGCGCTTGGCGTCCTTCGGCAACGGTCTCTCGAATATCGTCAGCGGGTCGAGGATCTTGTGAGTCGGATCGTGGGCTGCGCGAAACGCGTCGAGACTGTTGCCGGTTGCCATTAGAGCAT